TTTGATTAATTTCATCTAACGAAGAACCTGTATCGGCAATAAATAATTCATATTGTTCTTTGTCTGAATGTTCAATTATCGAATTAACACAATCAAACAATAAATTTAATTTACTTTTTGTTGGTATAATAACTGCTGTTTTAGTAGAAATTTTTATACTCTTTTCTTTTACTTCGGGAATATAGACTGTACTTGGTTTAATCTCTAATGGTAAAAAAGTTTTGTATTTTTCCAAAAAAACTTCTTTAGATTTGTAAAATTCTTCATTTGGTTGACCAATTGATTTATGAGTAATTTCAAATGATGTGGTAACTCCTAATTTAACACCATCTAAATAATTTGACAATGAAAATGGATGGTCATAAAAGTGATATTTACCAATTGTTTCATCAAAGGTGTGTTTAATTTTTGTTTTATTAAACGATATAAATAAACCATCAAGTGTTACCACAGGTATTAAAAATGGTAATTTTGGTGAATATTTATTAATCCATTTGTTTTGTCCTTCAGGGTGATGATAAACCTGTCCAACCATAGTTTGACCCATTCTTTCCCAATAGACACCTGATTCAGGAAAATAACAAGAACCTGCTTTGCCAATAATTCCATAATCAGGATTATCTTCAAAGTCTTTTATTAATTTTTTACCCCAACCTTGTTCTAGTTTTACATCATTATGTAAACATACTACAATATCATATATTGATTCACCAATACCTCGGTTATAAACTTGGGATAATGAAAATTCATTATTATTTTGGTACTCTAAAATTTGTGTATTTTTTAAACCAACAGTAGTTTCTAAATGTTTTTTAAATTCTGAATTGTACTTAGAATCTTTATGGGTTGAGTATATTATAGTAATCATACTTATATTCCTGTGCTACCAAATCCTTTATCCCCTCTGTCTTTACCTGAAATTTCAGAAACTTCAATTGGGTTTACCCATCTACCATTTGCCACAGGACAAACACAAGCTTGAGCTATTTTTTGTCCCTTTTCTATGTAAACGGTATCATGTGTTGAATTATATAGAATAACTTTAACTTCACCATCATATCCTGAGTCAACGGTTCCAGGTGTGTTTAAAACGGTTAATCCTTGTTTTAGCGCTAAACCACTTTTTGGTCTAACTTGAATTTCATAACCGTCTTTAATATTAAATTTTAACCCTGTTCCAACCAACATTCTTGACAGTGGTGGAATACCAATACTTTCTGTTGAGTGTAAATCAAACCCTGAGTCTGTGGGGTAATTATATTTTGGTGATACGGCATCGGGATGACACTTAACAAATCTTAAATCCAATTTTGGTTCTCTATCACCAAACGCTTTTTCCAGTTCTTTTAAATTAACCCCATGAATTTCTTCAATTTCAAGTTCAGGATTACCATCCATTTCATTTTGAAGTTGTTTCAAGATATTAGATAACTCTTGTTGCAACAAGTCCATTTCATCGTTTTCGTTATTCATATTATTGTAGTTCTTTTAATTTTTTAATTATATCAATCAACACCATTACATCTCTTTCACAATATTCAACAATCAAGTCAAGTTGATTAAAATCGTAATACGCTTCGTGTACTCGGTTACCTGTTACTTCACCTTCTTTTGGTGATTTAACACCCATGGCAGCACACATAAGTTCCAATGATGATAACGCAAAGTTATTACCCATTTTCCATACATCCATAGTATCAATAGCTTTTATTTCCCACGGTTTTGTATCGTAAGATGGTAATAGTGGTGATGGTTTAATTCCATTGATAACCATACGTTTATTTAACACAGGAATATCAAAGTTTTTAATGTTATGTCCACACAACCAAAAATCTAATTTGAATACTTTATTCAGAAGGGCGTTAATACCCAATAAGATTTCTTTTTCATCATCACCTGAGAAAGTTTGTGCGTGTGTTTTTCCATCAGGACCAACAAAGGCAAAACTTGCACATACAATTTTTGAAAACTCGGGAACAAGTGCCGCTCGGTTTACAAAAACTTGTTGTGGGTCCAACCCTTGGTCTTCAGGAAATCTTTTCTGAAACCAATCAAAGTAGTTGTGAAATTGTTTTGTAAGTGCCGGATGATTTTGTTCAAGACCATCGTAGTCTTTATACAATCCAACAGTTTCAATGTCAAAAAATAATAGTTTAGTTAATGGTACCTGTATCATACAATAGATTTATAAAATTCTGCTCTTGTTTTAGTAACAACATTTAAGTCATACGTATCTTTTACCGTTTCATATAATCTTTCACCTAAATCATAAGCCCAATTTGGGTTATCAATAAGTTTTTTAGCGTATTTAAACCAATCACTATGATTTCTACTTTCATCAACCAATAACGCATTACCGTCAACAAAGTTACCATGGTCTAATGAATGTTTCAAATCAATTGTATATGGTCCTAAATTTGAAGCAATTAACGCTTTTTTGTAAAAACCTGCCTCAATAACTTTTAATTGAGATTTAACTTTATTAAAAATGTGGTTTTTAATTGGAGCCAAAGATACATCAAATTTTGCATAGTTTTTAGCGTAAGTTTGAACTGGTCTTGTCCATATACGGTGGTAGTATTCATCAGAAAACTGTGAATAATCTTCTTCTTTGAATTTTAATAGAAATTGTTGATATTCAGGACTAATTAATTTCCCGTTGTCTGTAAATATGTTTTCATATTTGTACCAAACAGTTTCTTCAGGTTTAATATCTCTTTTGGTTTGTTCTTTTGTTTCAGAATTAATTTCTGTAACACTACCTCTGATATCAAAACCACACAAATAAGTTTGTACTTTATTTTTGTATGGTTCCATTCTTTGGAATAATCCGTCTAACAACATTAAATCATGTAAGTGAGATGAACCACCTAACCAACCAAATCGTAATTTTTCTGATTTAATTGTTGGTTCACAAAATTGTGATTCTTTTGGATTAATTGCGTTTGGAAAAATAAAAACATTTTTGTTGTATTTTTTAATTTCATCGGCAAATAATGTGGTTGTAGTTAACACATAATCAGCAACCCTTACGTTATCAACAATTTTTTCATGTATTTTATTTACACGAATTAAATCATGAATTGGGTGTTCTTTGGTTGGTAACCAATAATCATCCAAATCCATTACGGTTTTAATACCTTTTTGTTTTAGGTACTTAACAATATTTGCAGTGTTTTCGTAATTTCCAGCAATTACCCTATGAAAATGAACAATTTGATAGTCATCCCAAACTGATGGGTTGTTGATATCTAAATCAAAAACTATATCTATATGAAAATCATCAGGATATAGATTCTGTAAAAAAATGTGGGGGTCTATTGAACGAAATTTACCAACACCTGTTCTGTCGGATGGCAATACTAATACTTTTATCTTTGACATATATAAACTTTTTCATAATAATAGAAAAGTTACACAATAAATCAAAGTATTATTTCATCTTTTTAATTTTTGTCACAAAACCTTCAAAGACATGTTGACCAACTCTAAAACTAATTTGTTCTTTTGTTTTTGATGAACTTTCAGCAACCAATCCTTTTTCAGTTAAAACTTCGGTAATTGTGTCTCTAATAATTGATTTTAATAAACTGTAATCAATTCCACCCGACATATTTGGTGTTTGATATTGTGGTTGTTGTGTACGTTGTTGTGTTTGTGGTGGTGTTCCACCAGCAGCGTCCGTTTTCATTAATCTAGCAGCGGCTTCAATTAAATCATTTGATAATGTTGGTCCAGCCATGGTATTTGGTTGGTCAATTGGGTGCTCAATCATTAATCTTTTAATTTCATCAGGTAATCTTGAATTTAAAATTTTATCTTTAACAGGTAATTGAGATTGTTGTTGTGGTTGAACTTGTTTTTGTTCTGTCATATATTCTTGTGGAATATTATACATTGCTGGCGGTGCGTTAAACTGTTCTAACATTGGTGTTGATGGGATTCCGCCACTGTTTCCAACTCTTGGTGTTTTATTATGGGCATCCATAATTTTTTTTGCCACCACTAATTTTTGCATTAAATCATTTTCTGAATTCATATATTATGTTGTTGTGTTATCAAATTTTGCAATTACAATAACTTGGGTCATGCTTTTATCTCCATTAAAGTTATAGCCAGGTTGTGCCTGAGTAAAGTTTTCACGTGTAGGTTTTAACATAGTTATTTTATCTACACGAAATAATCTCCAAGAAGGTAGTGGTTGTTCACCTTTATATGCGGTATGAGATGCTCCTGTTCTATCCCATCCTCTAAGGACTAAATTACCTGCTTTTGAACGACCTAAAGCAACCGGTTCAATTTCACGTAATCCTCGTCCTCCTGGTTCATCACCTTCATAATAAATGGAGCACACTTGTTTTTGCTCAATTGATTTTTTAATATCATCAATTGATGCCGCTTCAGTTATTAAAGATTTTAACGAACCAAGTAATCTCATTATTCAATACCTTTTATGTTGTAAGGTTTGTCAGGTTGATAAGCGTTAAATTTAATATTCATTTTTCTTTCAAAGATATCAATTGATGTTCCAGCACTTTCATTACGAGTGTCCGAAGTACCTATACCTCTTCCAATCGCATCACCATCTGCAAGAGCAGCTGGGTTAGTACTACCATATTCATTACTTTGTTGAATAAAATCATTTTTTACAATGTTCTTTTTTCTTTCTATTTCCGCAATCGCAGTTAATCTGTTAGCTGGTTGTGAAAAATCTAATGGTAATTTTTCCATAACTTTTATATTATTTTTTTCATAATGTTATTTATCCTTTTTAGGCTTTCGGTTACTTGTAAATCATATTTCTCAAGACTTGATTTATTCGCTCCGTCTTTTGAAATGTTAAGATTTACATTTGCATTTGGTGTTTGAACAAACTCTTTTTCCATTCCAGTGTCTTGTCTAATATTTTTGGATGTAGCCAATGATTGTCTTGAACCTGATAACGAGGAATTAACGAAATCTCTCATTTTACTTTCACCATTTAAAATAAATGGTGCGTCTTGTGGTGTTCCTGTGTGGTTATCAAAAAAATTTTTAATTCTTTTTAATTCTGGATATGATATAGATGTTGCAGTTTGTAATCTTCTATTACGATTATATCCTTCAGTATTTGCATCGGCATTTTTAACTTTACCAAAACATATTCTCATATGATTTTGTAAATCTTTTGGAAAATCCCAACTCTTATTGTAAAGTTCTTTATTCATTTTTTAATAACTTTAAAATATCAGAATTACTTAACCCTTCTTTTTCTGCCATTTTTTTAAGAGTTTTTAGATTCTTAATCAATAGTTTTGAAGCGTTGATTTCTTTATTTTGAACATCAGTATCTTTTGATTTTTTTGTTACCATATCCTCAAGAACTTTAATCATTTTTTGTTTTTGGACTTCTTCCAATCTTTTTCTTGTAAAAGAACCTGGTAATTTTTTCTTTTCTAATTTTGGGTCATAACCCATTTCTTTTGCTCTACCTTTTGGGTCGTCAACACCCAACTCTTTGAATGTTTCAATTGCTTCTTTTGCATCTTCACCTTCTAATTCAGTTTCTTCAAAACCAAAGGCTCCACGAGCATCAATTTCTCTTACAACACTCTCACCATAATAAACTCTATAACCACGTAAAAGAGGATTTGTTGCTTGTCTTGCTGCAAATACAGTTTGGTCCATAGTTTTTGTAGGTGATAATGTGGGGTCATGAATTGGAACTTTTGAATTTGAAAAACTACCATCGTAATCTACAAGTTCTTCAATTTCACCTTTTTCAGATGAAATTTTATCCATAATTCTTTTAATATCTTTTTTTGAAAATTTTTTCTTTGACTTTGTTAATTTTTCAATAACTAATTTTAATTTAGTTTCATTAATTAATGGTATTTTAACAATTTCATCCATTGTTCTGGCTTCTGTAATGGTATTACCAACAGAATAGTAGACATCAATAGAATCTTTTCTTTTCTTTAAGAAAAAATACATGTCATTATTATAATATTCACGACCAAATTCAATCATAATGATTTTTTATACTATAAATACTACAATAAAAGTATTTATGTCATATGGCTTACCAGAACATTAACCAATATGTCTATAAAAAATGGTATTTATCACCATTTTTGGAGGTTACAGACCTTTCTTTAGCATCAGATGAACGAGATTATAACGAAGAAGTTATTTTTTCACCATATATTATTGGTGCGTATGATGGTGATGTGTTACCAGTTAAGTTTGATATTAATTTTACGGGAAGTAATCAAAATTTTTCATTAACCTATGGAAATTATGATTTTGATAATATTTTAATTTCAGAAAATTACTATAACCCAACAGATGTTTTAATACCTTGTTATTCTTCAAAAACAATTTGTGATATTGGACTAACAGGAACTGATAATGGTTTGGTAACCGGAATGACTGGTCAATCAATAACATATACAAATGGTTTACTACCCGCAAATGAAAAATTTGATAGGTATAAATTTGACAGAAGATTAAAATTACATCAAGTAACAGGATATACTTGGACACCAAACACAAGATTTTCGGGTGTAACCGCAGGAACGGTTTATAATGTTGTGTCATATAGTGCTCAAACTATTGGAAATTACCAAGAATTGTATGGTGGTTTCTATCAAGGATTTTATGAATTGTTTGGTTACGATTATAAAATTTTACCTGAAAGATATCCAAAAGGATGGACGGTAGAGATGACTTTAAAACCAAGATTATCAAATGTTTATTCTCCAAGTTCAGGACAAACCACATTAAATGAATATTATCCAAACAATGCGGGTATATTCTTTTATATGGGTACAAGAGCCGAAAATAAATATTGGCACCACGCAGCCGGAACAAATTCAGGTGACCCATCTTATTACAGAATTACAACACCGTTAACTGGTTTAACAAGTTGTTTTTGTGTTGATTTGTATACAGGATATACAACTTCATCAACAACAATTTTTGATTTAACAACAACAGGTAGAACATTGACTGTTTCACCAGACTTATTATGGGTTTCAGGTGATACGGCATTAATTTATCATGACGATGCTCAGTATCTTGAGGGAACCGTTGTTGGATACACGGCATCAACAGGAAATTTTCAATTTGTAACCACAAAACGAGTAGGGTTGGGGACTATTAAATTTTCAATAATAACCAAACCAGGTTATTTACAGTATAATGACTCTAATTGTGTATTAGTATATCCACCAACAGGAACAACAGATTCACACACTCAAGTAGACCCTTGTTGTTGTCCTGAACCACCAGTTCCAATTCCAGAACATAATCCTGAATATGATTCAATGTCTAATGCAATTGCAATCAAATTTAGTGGTGACCCACACAATCCGAAAATTTGTATAAGAACTTTAACTATAACGGGGGATTGTATTTTTTCAGGTTCTTGTGAAACTTTAGGTCCTGATTCAGTAACGGGATATTCAATTAACAACTACTGTACCGATAGAGGAATTTATGATGACTGTAGTGGAACAACATATGATGAACAAGAACATTGGGTTTTAGTAGATGTAGTCTTTGAGCGATATACATGGTTAGATACGTGTGATTTATACTATCGTGGTGGTCTTGGAACTATTACTGTGTTCCCGTACACTGCTAGTACGGCAAACAATTCGGTTTCATTAATATCACCACCAATAACACATTATGAATTAATTCCGACTATTGAAGAACTTGTTGAGTTAAACAATCTTTGGATTTTAGAAAAAATATACCGTAGAGGTCGAATGAAAATCTACATTAATGGTAGAATATTTGATGTGTTTGAAGATGTTGAAGAAATTATACCTCGTGGTTTATTTGGACACAAAGAAACCCAAGTTGGAGTACCATTCAACATATCTTGGGGTGGTGGTACACAAGGATTACACGAAAATTTAATTTTTAGTGCGGTACCAACAAATGATATTAATTATTATACCCAAGACCCTGAATTGTTTCCACCAAACATTTTAAGTGGGACTACATTAAGCGGTCTTACAACTAACATTTTAATTGAACAAAATTTTGCAGGGACATTTGATGGTGCAATATCAACATTTGGTATGTATGCAAAACCATTATCGGTTCCAGAAATCCAACACAATGCAAGAATTTTAAGACCAATTTACAATTTTTTAAATCCATATTGTTTAAATTGTGATTTCCCAACACCCACACCTACATCAACTCCTACACATACACCTACAAACACACCAACAATATCTCTAACACCATCAAATACCGCAACACCTACAGTAACACCAACTTTATCAACAACTCCAACACCAACAGCAACAACAGGGTTGACTCCAACGGCAACTGCAACTCAAACTATAACACCAACAAATACATCTACCCAAACACCAACACCTACACAAACAAATACATCTACTCAAACACCAACACTAACACCCACACAAACTAAAACACCAACACCAAGTGTTACGTCCACTATTACTCAAACACCAACACAAACACAGACTAAAACACCAACGCCAAGTGTTACATCTACACCAGGATATACTGGATGTGAATATTATAGATTAATAAATGAATCTGACAGAGGAAATGTTATCTATTCTTACATAGATTGTTATGGTACTTTAATTTCTGGAAATGTTTTACCTCCAAATCCTGATGTTTATTTATGTGCAACTAAAAATAGTGTTAAAAGAACTGGTGGTGTTAATTCTTTGGTTTTAGTTGATTTAGGTATGTGTCCATCGGCAACTCCGACTCCAACTATTACGCCAACAGTTACACCAACAACAAGTGTTACACCAACTAATACACCAACACCTACACCGACTAATACTGAAACTCCTACTAATACACCAACACAAACACCTACTAACACTGAAACTCCTACTAATACACCAACACAAACACCTACTAACACTGAAACTCCTACTAATACACCAACACAAACACCTACTAACACTGAAACTCCTACTAATACACCAACACAAACACCTACACCTACAAACACAGAAACTCCTACTGAAACACCAACTCAGACTCCAACTAATACTGTAACACCAACGCCTACAAATACAGAAACTCCAACTCAGACTGTAACTCCAACAGTTACGCAAACACCAACAAACACTAATACCCCAACCATTACATCAACTCCAACAAATACCAACACACCAACACCATCAACAACACCAAGTATTGTAAGTTCAGGATTGGTTATTCAACTTGACGCATATGAAAGTTCAAGTTACCCTGGTACAGGAACAACTGTTTTTGATATTACAGGTGGATATGACCATACATTAATTGGTGCAACTTACACAGTTCTTAATGGTATAAAATGCTTCGATTGTACAACAGGAACTAATAGAGTTGATTACAACTTAACAGGACCTTTATTACCAAATTCAGGATACACATATATCACTTGGGCAAGATTGATACCTAGTAATGCTGGGTTTAGAACAGTACTTTATACAAAGGGCCCTCCTAAAATCACACCAATTACCATACCTAATGGAACAAACACATTAGGATATTGGGCAACAGGATTTGTAAGTTCAGGATATGATGTTTCATCTTCGGCAGGTGTTTGGGTTCAATTTGCTGTAGTTGGAACAAATACATCTCAAACATTCTACATAAATGGTTCACAGGTGGGAAGTACAATCAATGAGGGTGCTGGTGGAACTAGACACTGGGGATGGGGTAATAATGATACGGCGGGTCAACCTTGGGGACATGTTGCCAACATGTATTTCTATAACAGACAATTAAATCTTACTGAAATAACACAACAATACAATTATTTAGCTCCAAGATTTATAGAACCAACCGCAACACCTACACCAACAATAACTACAACTAACACTCCAACACCTACTGAAACACCAATAACAGTACTAATTAATCCCGTTTTAATAAGTGGTATTAATGAATATATTTCAGTTGGTAATGGTGAGTATTTGGAATTTTTTGAACCATAACCAAGTCCAACAGTATATGGATTATAAACAAATATTTATAAAATAAAAAATATGTCATTAACAGGTAAAACAATCGGAGAATTAACTTTTTTAGCGGAACCTACCAATAACACTCTTATTCCTGTAGAACTAAGTGGTGTAACCTATCATATTGCCTACTCAGGCATTACAAATAATCTTAGTAATACAGGTTCTTGGACGGTAACATCAGGAACCAGTAATTATAGTTTTACTCTTGAGGGTAATAGTACCTATAATTTGTGGGTTTTAGCTAATATACCGAATGGTATAATAGTTTACAACGCAACTGTATCAATAAGTAATAGTAATGTACCTGTAATTGGTTATCAATATGCGTGGAATTATACTGGAGGTGGTAGTCCAATATTGTTTACATCAATTCCTGACCAAATTATAGGTACCGCAGGTGCAATATCAACCTCAAGTCCTAGTGTGAGTACCCCAACAAATACATTTGTGTTTGGAATACAAAATAACACAGGTTCAAATATCACTGTAAATTACGGATATCTTAAAATAAGTTAAAAAGGATTGTTTTTACTTAATTTTCCTATTAACTTTTTCAAATCCTTTAATATTTTTATGAAAAAATATATTCATGAAAATATTTGTTCAAATTGCCGCTTATCGTGACCCCCAACTTATAGCAACTATCAAAAGTATGATAGAAAATGCTAAAAGACCTAAAAATTTAAGAATTGGTATTGCAAGACAATTTCATCCTGAAGACGGGTTTGATGACATGTCAGAGTACGAAAATGATAAAAGATTTAGAATCCTTAACATTCCTTATCAAGAATCAAAAGGTGTTTGTTGGGCAAGAAACCAAGTTCAACAACTATATCAAGGTGAAGAATATACACTTCAAATTGATTCACACATGAGATTCGCACCCAATTGGGATGATGAAATGATTAAGATGATTAAACAACTTCAAAAGAAAGGTCATGAAAAACCATTACTTACAGGATATGTATCATCTTTTGACCCCGACAATGACCCATCAGGGCGTATGCAAGAACCATGGAGAATGGCGTTTGACAGATTTATTCCTGAAGGTGCGGTATTCTTCCTACCTGAAACAATTCCAGGTTGGCAGAGCTTAACAGAACCTGTTACATCTCGTTTCTATTCAGCTCACTACTGTTTTACATTAGGTCAGTTCTCAAAAGAAGTACAACACAACCCTGAATACTATTTCCACGGTGAAGAAATATCAATTGCCGCTCGTGCTTATACTTGGGGTTATGATTTATTCCACCCACATAAAGTTTTGATTTGGCACGAATATACTCGTAAAGGTAGAACAAAACAATGGGATGATGACAAAGATTGGGGTAATAAAAACAGTCATTCACATTTTACCAATAGAAAATTATTTGGTATGGATGGTGAAAAACAAGAAGGTCATGACGGACCTTATGGATTTGGACCTGTTAGGACATTAAGAGATTATGAAAAGTATTCAGGTCTTTTATTTGAAAAAAGAGCTGTCCAACAACATACCTTAGATAAGAATTATCCACCAAATCCATACAACTTTGAATCTGAAGAAGAGTGGAAGAAAAACTTTGCTCAAGTATTTAAACATTGTATTGATATTGGTTTCTCACAAGTACCTGAAAAAGATTATGATTTTTGGGTGGTTGCCTTCCACGGTGAAAATGATGAAACACTGAACAGAAAAGACGCTGATAAGGCAGAAATTGATAGAATGATGAATGACCCTGATGGTTACTGTAAAGTATGGAGAGAATTCCAAACAGAACATAAACCAAAGTATTGGGTTGTTTGGCCACACTCAGTATCTAAAGATTGGTGTGAAAGAATAACAGGAAATTTATAATATGGAAAATTTAGATAATAATTATGCCATCACCACTTTTTGTTATGGTGAAAGGTATTATGAACAAACAAACAGATTAATAGATTCTTTTAAAGAACTTAATGATAAACCAACAATTTTTGTTGTTACCGACAATCCCGATAAAATCACAAAAGAAAGTTGGGTTAAGGTTAAAGACATTAGGGAGTATAATGAACAATATCAAACCTACAATACAAATTATTATGATTTTGATTTTTCAGTTAAAAGGTATTCGGTTAGATTTGCATTAGAAAATGGTTTTAGTAAAATAATATTATGTGATACTGACGTTGTGGCTAATGAAAGTTTATTTACACATGAAAATATATTAAAACTATTTTTACCTAATAGTATATCTGGTCAAGTAACATATCTATTTGAAAATGAAGAAAAAAGTAATAGTGAGTTAGGTAAAAGATTCAAACACTACGAAAATAAATTCAATGTTTTATATAGTAATGAAAATTTTTACATGCCTGAAGATTGTGTTCAATTTTTAGATATTGAAACAAATAAATTTAATGATTTTTTAAATACTTGGGATGAGTGTATTAAAATCAAATACGATGAGAATTTACGTAACGTGCCAGCGGGTAATATTGATGAAATGTGTTTTTCAGCATTTTATAACGGTATTGAATTAAAAAATAATTCCAGTCAAGGCATAAACTTATTGATTCCAAAACATAATAAATGGTATTAAAAATAATAACTTCAATCTACGATTTAAGATATGAAGACGGTAGAGGTGGAATGAGGTATAAATCATTCCCGTTGTTGGCTCAAACAATACAAAACATCATATTTGATGAATATGAATATGTTATTTATACAGATAAACACACATATGATACATTTTCATTAGGTGATGTTTTTAACCAACAAAATGTTGTTATAAAAATTGAAGAATTAGATTCTGAATATTACTTAAACACTATTAATCCAATCAGAGAAACAAAATTCAATGAAGGTGAAATATATGATAGAATATATTGTGTTAAAAACTATATTGAGGTAATTTTAAACAAAATTAAATTTTTATTGTCTGAAAGTGAAGAAAATAAAAATGTTGTTTGGTTAGATGCGGGATTGTTTGGAACTAGTTGTCACGATGGTTGGAGAGATTATATGAATGTCTTGGCCCACTCAAAATTATTTTTGGATAAAATTAATGAAAAAATTGATGAGTATGGTTTTATATCTTTAAGAGGTGAAGCAATCCAAATTAATTATGAGTTACGAGATAGAATGAATGCGATATATAACACAGACTTTAAATTAATACCTGGTGCATTATTTGGTGGAAATAAAGAAAATATACAAAAAGTATTATCCGATTATCTAAATATTTTTGATTTATATTTAAAAACTTATAGTGGTTTAATCAGTGAACAAGAGGTTTTGGCCATTTTAACACATAGAAATAACACCAAGTTCTTTAATTTTGGAGATTGGAATGATTTCCAAAGAGGTATTTTAGAAATTATGGACAAATTAGACACTGAAAAATATATCTTAGAAAAATGTTATGAATAATTTTTCTTTTCACATCCTTTGTACATCTTTAGGACGAGAATCGTTAGGTCGTTTAATTGATAGTTTTGTTAATCAATTAAATGAAAATGATTATTTTACCATTGTATCGGATAATAATCACGACTTTGTTGAGGGGGTGTTATCTACTTTTAATTTTAAATGTAAATTAAATCATATTAAAAATTTAAACGGTCCTGAAGGTAATTTTGGACATCCATTGTTAAATAGACATATGAATACCTTAGACGGTGATTTTATAATGTTTGCCGATGATGATGATAGGTATGTTCCTGATGCATTTGAATATATTAGAAATACTGTTACAGAAAAAAAATTATACATTTTTAAACATAAATGGGGTGGTACCGTTAATTGGGCTTCAAAACATTTTGAAGTCGGCAACATTGGTAAATGTGTTGGTGTAATACCAAACACCAAAAATTTACCGTTATTTCATGAGGATATTTTTGGAGATGGGATATTTTATTCTGACATATCAAAAATATTTGAATATGAATTTATTGATAAAATTATTTATAAAGTTAGGGATACAGAATGAGTAAAATAACATTAGTTACAGGTTTATGGAATATTAATCGTGATTCATTAACTGAAGGATGGTCACGTAGTTTTGAACATTATTTAGAAAAATTTGACCATCTTCTTAAGGTTGATAATAATATAATAATTTTTGGTGAACAAGAATTGGAATCTTTTGTTTGGGAAAGAAGAGATAGGTCAAACACCCAATTTATTGTTAGAGATAAAGATTGGTTTAAACAAACTGTTCCATACGATAAAATCCAACAAATTAGAACAAATCCTGATTGGTATAATCAAGCTGGATGGTTGGCAGACTCAACACAGGCAAAACTTGAATGGTATAATCCATTAGTTATGTCTAAAATGTTTTTGTTACATGATGCCAAAATTTTTGATAATTTTGATTCTGAATATATGTTTTGGATTGATGCTGGATTGGCAAATACTGTACATCCAGGTTATTTTACACATGATAAGGTCTTAGAAAAACTTCCAAAGTATATTAATAAATTTAGTTTTGTTTGTTTCCCTTATGAGGCAAATAACGAAATTCACGGGTTTAATTTTGACGAAATTAATAAGATATCACAGACAAAGGTAGACATGGTTGCTCGTGGTGGTTTTTTTGGTGGACCAAAGAGTAGTATTAGTGATATAAATGGAATTTATTATAATCTTTTAACATCCACATTGTCACAAAATTTAATGGGAACTGAAGAATCAATTTTTTCAATAATGTGTTATAAACATGCTGATTTGATTGATTATTTTGAAATTGAGTCAAATGGTTTATTTGGAAAATTTTTTGAGGATTTAAAAAATGACGATTTAAAAAAACAAAGTAAATTTAAAATGGATGCTGTTAATGATGATTTAAGCCCTGATAATGTTGCCTTATATGTTATAACATTTAATAGTCCAAAACAATTTGAAACTTTAATGAATTCTATGGAAGTTTATGATATAGATTTTATTAACAAACCAAAAAAGTTCTTATTAGATAATTCATCAGATTTATCAACTACCGAGAAATACTCGGAACTTTGTGAAAAATATGGTTTTGAACATATTAAAAAAGATAATTTAGGTATTTGTGGTGGTAGACAATGGATTGCAGAACATGCTGAAGAAAATGAATTTGATTTTTATTTCTTTTTTGAAGATGATATGTTCTTTTACCCAAACAAAGGTGAGGTTTGTAGAAATGGATTTAACCGATACGTTGACAATTTGTATAAAAACATAATTGAGATTACAAAAAAATACCATTATGACTTCATCAAAATGAACTATAGTGAGTTTTTTGGTGATAATGGAATACAATGGTCATGGTATAATGTACCGCAAGATTTTAGGGTAAAACATTGGCCAGAAAAACCAACATTACCCGTTCAAGGTCAAGACCCAAACGCACCAAAGACAAAATACAACAACATTAGAAATCACAAAGGAATTCCTTTTGTTGATGGTGAAATTTACTATTGTAATTGGCCACAGATAGTTACACGACATGGAAACAAAAAAATGTTCTTAGAAACAACATGGTCAAGACCGTTTGAACAAACTTGGATGAGTTACATGTTCCAAGAAACAATTAAGGGAAATATTAAACCCGCATTGTTATTGATGACACCAACTGAACATGATAGGTTTGATTTTTATGATGGTTCATTAAGAAAAGAATCTTAATGAGTATTTATATGTAATGGATTTTAATATTAAGAAAAATGCGACATTACCACTTTTAAAAATGCAAGTGGTTAGAGATGGTAGAAGTGAATACCAATCTTTTATGGATTCTTTAGGTAGTGCGTCAATTTTCTTTTCTATGATAAATGAAGCAACGGGAATACCAAAGATTGTTTCAAAACCCGCATACATTACTGAAGTAATTGGTGATGACCCAAACGCATTACCCGAATATTACGTATATTTTAAATTCACTGCTCGTGATACAAATACTATTGGTCGTTATGTTGGACAATTTTTGATTAAATATAATAACGGTCTTTTGGGTGGTATTGAAGGAAATCTTATTTTACCTCTAAGAGATGAGTTATACATCAATGTCCAAGAAAGTTTCATTATAGATAGTCCTTGTTGTTGACGAGGTTAAATCCAATACCTATACTTTAACCAATGAGTAAGACAAACTCCGTATTTTACGGAAGATAATAGGTCACTCGGTTAAAATTTATAGAAATGATATCAAACGAAGAAATTAAAGCGTTCTTGGAAGGTGGCGACCCCGAACAATTCATTGTGTCCATAGAATTTGATTATGTGACAGACGCAATTTACAAAATTAAAGAAGTTCCTGGTCAAGGAAAATCAATTCAAAAAGACCATTTTATACCTTTTGCTTGGGTCGGTGACCTAAAAGGTTTAAATTTTTATCAAGGCTCAAAAGGATTACAAAAAGAGGCCATGTCAAAACATAAAATTGTTATTGACAAATTAGAAACCCACGATAATGAAAGATTAGAGAACGGTTTAACCTATATGGTTAAATGTCTTGGTGGATACCGTTCATTGGTTCAATTTTTCCGTGATGGTGGTATTGACCCTTGGGGTGATAGAGCAAAGGATAAGTTTCTTATGTTACCTCCTGTAGAACAATATCTTATTCAGAAAGAAAAACGACTATTCAAAGGATATGAAGAATACAATGACATAACCCGACTTGTATTTGACTTAGAAACGACCTCACTTGAACCAAAGGATGGTCGTATATTCATGATTGGAATAAAAACAAACAAAGGGTTCCACGAGGTAATTGAATGTGACACAGAGGAAACTGAAAAGTTAGGTTTAATTAAATTCTTTGATACAATTAATGAACTTAAACCATCTATCATTGGTGGATATAACTCATTTAACTTTGACTGGTTGTGGATTTTTGAACGAGCTAAGGCACTTGGATTGGATATAAAGAAGATAGCCAAGTCACTTAACCCCCAACGTACCATATCTCAGAAAGAACAAATGTTGAAGCTTGCCAATGAGGTAGAAAGATACCCACAGACCTCAATGTGGGGATACAACATCATTGATATCTTACACTCAGTTCGTAGAGCCCAAGCGATTAACTCAAACATCAAGTCGGCGGGTTTGAAATACATAACTCAGTACTTGGAGATTCAAGATGAAGACCGTGTATACATTGACCACACAGAAATTGGTCCTATGTATGCTAAAAAGGAAGATTATTGGTTAAATGTTAAAAACGGAAAATACAAGAAGGCGGATAATCCACAATTTGATGACCTTGATACACGTTTTCCTGGTACATATATCAAAACTACAGGTGATAAGATTGTAGAACAGTACCTTGACGATGACTTAGATGAAACCCTACGTGTGGATGACGAGTTCAACCAAGGTTCGTTCCTTTTGGCTTCGTTGGTTCCTACAACTTATGAGCGTGTAAGTACAATGGGTACGGCAACTTTATGGAAGATGATTATGTTGGCTTGGTCTTACAAGTACAACTTGGCAATTCCAGCCAAACAAGATAAGACTGACTTTGTTGGTGGATTGTCTCGTTTGATTAAGGTTGGTTATTCTACATCTGTATTGAAATTGGACTTTAGTTCACTTTATCCATCTATTCAGTTGGTTCACAATGTATTCCCCGAGTGTGATGTAACAGGTGCGATGAAAGGATTGTTGGGTTACTTTAGAAGTTCTCGTATTATGTACAAACAATTGGCTGAAGAGTTCGAAAAGAGTGACCCTAAGAAGTCAAAATCTTATGACCGTAAACAGTTACCGATTAAAATCTTTATTAACTCAATGTTTGGAGCGTTGTCAGCACCACAAGTATTTCATTGGGGTGATATGTACATGGGTGAACAGATTACTTGTACAGGTAGACAATACTTGCGTCAGATGATTGGGTTCTTTATGAAACGTGGATATGCACCATTGGTAATGGATACGGATGGTGTGAACTTTTCATCTCCATCTGATGTTCACGAACGTAAATACATTGGTCGTGGTTTGAATTGGAAAGTAGTGGAAGGTAAAGAATACATTGGGGCGGCTGCGGATATTGCCGAATACAATGACATATTCATGAGAGGTGAAATGGCTTTGGATAATGATGGTGTATGGCCGGCATGTATTAACTTGGCTCGTAAGAACTATGCTTTGATGACTGATAAAGGTAAAATCAAATTGGTTGGTAATACAATTAAGTCAAAGAAACTACCAGGTTATATTGAAGAGTTCTTGGATAAAGGAATTAAGATGCTACTTCAAGGTAAGGGTAAAGATTTCATTGAATATTATTACGAATACCTACAAAAGATTTATGATATGAAAGTTCCTTTGGCTAAAATTGCCCAAAGAGCAAGAATTAAACATTCTTTAAGTGATTATAAATTCCGTTGTACTCAAAAAACAAAGGCGGGTTCATTGATGTCACGTCAAGCACATATGGAACTTGCAATTCACCATAACTTAAGTGTGAACTTGGGTGATGTGATTACATACGTAAATAATGGTCAACGAGCATCTCACGGTGATGTGGTAAAAAAAGGTGATAGTTTGGTTTTGAATTGTTATTTGTTGGACCCTGCGGAATTAGAAGCAAATCCTGATTTAACAGGAAATTATAATGTGGCAAGAGCGATTGCTACTTTCAACAAACGTATCGACCCATTATTGGTTGTATTCAAAGATGAAGTTCGTGAAGCTTTAATTGTGAATGACCCTGAAAAACGTGGAATATTTACAACCGCCCAATGTGAACTAATTAATGGACATCCATTAGGTGAAGGTGACCAAGATGATTTGAATGATGTATTAACAATTTCTGAACAAGAAATGTCTTATTGGAAAAAACGTGGATTGGAACCTTTTTATATCTATGAAAAAGCTGAAGAAGGTTGGGAAAATCAAATTACGGGATTACCAAATCTTCAAACCATCTGAAGATAAGATATACCAATATTGGTTAATAAAAACAAATTCGACACACGCACCTTTTTCAATTGATATTTCATCCCACTCTTCATCAATAGAATTAATGTCGGGTATGATTAATACGTTTGTCATTGCTTTTATTTTAACTCTATCCGTTGTTAACGAATTTAATTTTAAAATACAATTATCAATACCACGAATAACGATTGAATATTCTCCATTTGTGGTGTATTGTGGTTCAGAAACAATGGCTAATTCAGAAGTTCTAATCTGAACACCATTTATGATTTTAATTGCGGGTATAGATTTAATTATTGGCATATTATACAACAGTAATTGGTATTGGCATTGCTCTATATTTTAATTGCTTATTTAAATTTTCAGCAATAGAACCTTCTTTTTCCATTTGTTTTTCAGGACGTAATCTTTCTAATCTTTGTTGGAGTTCCGTCACTAAAGAAACTTTTTCATCTTTGGCTTCAGTTTGAAGAGACTGATAATCCATTGTTAATTCACTATCTGGTGTCTTCAAATTACCACTGAATTTACCTCTAACACGAGCTAAGGTCTCTTTACAGTATGCGGTGAACCATCTTCTAACCCATTGTTTTGCAGGGTCGTTTAAATCAATCCAATTTAATTCATCTAATGGAATGTCTGATGGTAATTTTACGATATCAGGATTATCTTTAAGACATTGGTCTCTGTCTGCATCAGTTGTATCATAATACCAATACCAAACACGACCTCTCATTAATTCATTATCACCAAAATCAAATCTACCACCAGGTGTATTATACAACATAACCGCTCTTTTTCCATCAGGAAGTGCTGTCACACGATAACTAACATCGGGTTGCATAATTCTTCTTTTAAGATTTATGTCTTGTTGTCTTGCTAATACATCATAAGATGAGAACATGAAATATCCTCCACCGGCACCACCTTGAGCAAACCCACCAGGTCCACCAAGTCCACCATAACCACCAAGACTTTGCATTGACCAAGGGTCAAAGAACATGTTATTTTGTTCTGCTGGTGAATACCATAAAAGTTCGTTAATTTCACGACCCGCAGGTATTTCGTATATTTGTACGTTTTGTTGTAATTCAAAATAATCCTTCTTAAGAACCCAAGGACCTGAATTTTGAAGACCAACAATTTTAGAATAAGCGTAAGTGTATTGAGTTTCCCAATCAAGACTTCTTCTGATTAAAGCGTTTGCCACAGATTGGGTATCCAAATTCATACCATACAATGTTGTCCATTGTGATTCAATCAACCAATCATAAAGATATTGTGTATAGTCACCGATGGACAATTCAAGTAATGAATCCATCATTTCAAATTCCAATTCAACAGCTCTTAATGGAGCCCCAAGTTGATTTAAAATCCTGTTATACAGTTTGGTTCTTTCTGGTTCAGCAATAACTACCATAGTCTTTTATATATAAATATCAAGTTATTACAATTGATACAACTTGGCATCAATTGGGAAATAATAAACACCATCAATAATTTTTGTGTTTGAGTTATCAAAGATTACCATGTCATCCAAACGTTTCATAAAAATCATCCAATTTGTTTGATATCTTTTAACATTTGCGGTACCATCAACTTTATACATGTCTTCACTTCTTGTTATATGACTGAATGGTTTTACCTGTGCAGTTTTTTCAACACCATCAACCATAATCTTAACATCCACACCCGTCATCATATCTTCTTTGTTTCCAAGTTCACCAATACGAGTTACGTTTTCATCACCAAATTGTTTTTTAAGTTTTTCAACAACAGCATCTTCAGTTTTATTACCTTTGTCTGAAGTTACCCCCATCACACTCATAATTGTTTTAAATGTTTCTGACTCTAATGAAAAAACTCTAAACTTAACTTTGTTTAATGTTTTTAACATTCTTGCCATTTCATTGACTTGTTCTCTTTGTGTTTTATCTGAAAAAATAATTGGTTCTTCACCTATTTTTGTAAGATATTTGTTTAAATCTTTTTTCAAGACACAAAACGCACTGTAATTTGTATTCAAATAATTGATAACAGACCTACCTTCACCTTCCAAATCATACACACCCGACATTTGTCCTTTAGCATATTCATCTTTGTTGTAAAATCTGTCAGCAAATGTTTCTTTTAAAATTTGCATTATTGCATTTTTGTATAGATTAAGAACATCACGGTTTGTATTAAATAATAATTTTGAGGCCATTTTGTCTTGAGTAGAACAAGGTTCACTCTTAACGGCTTCAGTTAAAAATTCTTTTGCGGTTGTAGATTCTTTTACCGTTTTGTCTAACTTTCTTGAAAGTTCAGATTCTACATAATCCCAATTCACAACTTTCCAAAAGTTTTTAATATATTCATCTCTTCTATTTCTATATCTTAGATAATATGCGTGTTCCCAAACATCTAACCCTAAAATTGGATATCCGCCTTGGTCAACAACATCCATAAGTGGATTGTCTTGGTTGGCGGTTGTCATAATCTTTAATGTTCCTCGTTTTGTAAGAACTAACCAACACCAACCTGAACCAAATCTATCTTTTGCTTGACCATCAAATTTCTTTTTAAAGTCAGATAAAGATGAAAAACTTTGATTAATTTTTTTGAGTGTTATCGGACCTGGTTTTGTTGTTTTTGGAGTTAACATTTTCCAAAACAATTGGTGGTTGTAAGCCCCACCCGCATTATTTCTGATGAACTTGTTGAAACTGTCAATTGTTTTAACAATTTCTTCTAAAGTTAAATCTTCATCATCTTTTAATGCTCCATTTAATTTATCAACATAACCTTTGTAGTGTTTGTTGTAATGAACACTCATGGTTTCTGGGTCAATAAATTGTTTTAGTGCTGAATAAGAATAGGGTAATCTTTCTATCTTAATGTTTTTGGCTTCTGTGACAACTTTTCGTACTTTTTGTTCTTGTTGTCTTTTAATTTCTTTTTTTTGTAAATCTTCTTCAATTACTTCAATCCTATTTTTAAGATTCTTCATAAGGTCGGCTTTTATTAATGTTTATTGATTATAAATAAGCCGAAGTTTGATTATCGCCTCCAATTATTTATAAGTTCCAAAATTTCTTGAACATAATCACCGTTGTCTACCTTATCACCCATCACGGTTTCAAAGATGTCTTTCTTCTTTTTGAGTATGTCATAGATGATTCCCTCCACAGTATTGTCAAAAATTGGGTAATAAACTAACACATTATTTTTTTGTCCATAACGGTAACTTCTATCTTCTGCTTGGGAGTGGTCGGATGGTAAAAACGATAAATCATTCATAACAACGGCTTCACCAGCTGTTAATGTAATACCAACACCTGCGGCTTTTATATTTCCGACAAACACCATAACATCTTCTTCGTTTTGAAAACGGTCAACAGACATTTGTCTTTCTTTTTGTGACATTTGACCATCAAGTCTAACCGCCTTTTTTCCAAAATGTTCCAATATCATCTCCAAAGTTTTGGTGAAGTTAGTAAAGACAATCACTTTCTTACCTTGTTCCACAATGTTTTCACAGATTTCAATTGTTGACGCAACTTTTTCTTCAGCAATCACCTGTCTTACTTTTGTAAGTTTGGTGAATTGAAGGGTTAGTGAATCGGACTCACCATTTTTATCGTACCAATCATAATATTCACCCATTAGGGCTTCATATTCTTTTGATTTTAATCTTAAGTAAACGGGTGTGATAATTTTATCAGGTAAATCTAAGACATTTTCTTTTAATCTTCTTAGAACTAAAGGTGCTGTTCGGTCTCTTAACTCTTCTAAGTTGGATGCTCCACTAACATTCCAAATTTTTCTTCTTCCTGCTTGGAATTGAAAACCATTACAATACCTTTTGACGTATGCCATCCAATTCTTGGCTACAGGACATTCAATCAAGTTTAACAAATTAAAATAATTGATTGGTCTTGAAGTGATTGGTGTACCTGTTAACAACCAAAGTCTATCAACATTGGACACAAAGTCATTAATTAACTTGGTTCTTTGTGCTTGTTTGTTTTGAATGTAATGTGCTTCATCAATAATCACCAAATCAAACTTTGTTTTTAATAAAACAGAATCTGATTTCTTTTTTTCATCGTGAAAGTTTTTAATAATGTCATAGTTGATGATTATAAAATCACCATCTTCCCATTTTTTACCTTCAATGATTGATGTTGGTTTATTTGAATAGTTTTCAATCTCACGTTGCCAGTTAATCTTCAAAGATGCTGGACAAATAATTAATACTTTCTTTGCTCCCGTTTCCAAAGCGGCAATAATGGTTGAAGTTGTTTTACCCAAACCCATATCATCGGCAAGAATAAACTTTTTATTTTCAACCAAAGATTTAATAGCTTCTTTTTGGTGTTCAAGTGGTGGACGGTGAGAATACTTTTCATAATCAATTACCACATCCTTAACTTTATTGTCTTTTATCAAAGCAACCTTTGGAATCCAAAAGTCGTACACTTGTTCTGAATCAAAATATTTTCCCCAAATATGGTAGGCGGTATCTTTTTCAACCAAAAGTTTTTCAACATATACTCTTGTTGGAACAGATGAAAGTAATTTATCATTGGCAATTTTTTGTGCAAAATATGAATCAAGTTCAACCCACTTCTTGGCAACTTTTGGAGCCATTTCGTGATAATTTATAATGTATTCTGCTTGGGCTCGGGTTGGATAGAACTTTTTGTTATCAATCTGTTTTTGTCTTAAACGTATGATATAATTATTGGCACCCTGATACGTCTCTAATAAATCAAGAGCCTTTCTTTCTAACACAGAGACATTATATGCGTTTTCAGTATTTTCCAATCTAACAAAAGATAATCAATTTATGTATATTTATCAAGTATGGCGCAACAACTCGTTCCAATTACAAGATTAGGTAAATTCTTTGGTGGTGAAGATTTTGAATTAGATATTTCTATGGGTCGTGAATGGCTTGGTGGTGATATGAATTTTACCATTGTATTATATAAAGTTGACAGGACAAAAACAGTTAATGATGATGTTTATGGTGAAGTACAACAAGACGGAATACAATTTTTAGCACCAGTATCAATTAACGCATATGTTAGAATTGAAGAGGCCACAGAACAATTTTTAGGTAGTAGTAAAATTATTCAGAACGAGCCAGGTCTATTGAAATTCGCTGTTTACAAAAAAGAACTTGCCGATTTACAAGTTAATATTGAGTTGGGTGATTATTTAGGATATTGGATAACAGAATCTGAAGTTAGATATTATTCAGTTATTGACGCAGGTATTCCTGATTATGACAATAAACACACTTATGGTGGGTATAAAGGATTTTATTATTCATATACCGCAACACCTGTTAGTGAAAACGAATTTAGAGGTATATAATGGCATTACCAAGAAAACGAAAGGAAATTATTCCGACAATCAATCTTAAGCCCGAAAAAATTCTTTTGGCTCGTAGAGAACAATTGCTTGAAGATATTAAGTATGATGGAACTTATTTACCAAAGTCGTTAATGCATCCTGAATTAGATAGGGGATTTTTAGATTTTGTAAAAGAAGATTTACAAACCACTGTTGCTGGTAGTATAATACCAATGATTGATTTAATTATTACCACTCAAAACTGGGCTCAATTTACAGAAACTTGGGATATTCAAGATTTGAATGGTAACCCAACATTACCGTTTATTACAGTTGTTCGTCAACCTGAAGTTAAGTACGGAAGCAATCCCGCCATTATTTACAACATTCCAAATAGAAAAGAATATTTTTATGCTGCCGTTCCATCTTGGAATGGAAACATCAAAGGTTTGGACATTTATAAAATTCCACAACCAGTTCCTGTTGATATTACTTACAATGTTAAAATTGTTTGTAATAGAATGAGAGAGTTAAATGAGTTTAACAAAAATGTGATTCAAACTTTTGCATCAAGACAAGCCTATAGACAAATCAATGGTCATTATATCCCAATCATTATGGGTACAATTTCCGATGAGTCGGTTGTTGAAGTGCAAAGAAGAAGATTTTACATCCAAAACTATGAATTCACAATGTTAGGGTTTTTATTGGATGAAGATGAGTTTGAAGTTGCACCTGCGGTTTCTCGTGTGTTTAATACTTTTGAAGTATCTGCTCAAACATCAAGACCAAAAAGAAAAAAATACCCCGAAAATATTGATGAATATAATTTGAGTGTTTCAATACCGAGTGGGTCAACACAAACTGACTTAATGGTTGATTATACAGGTGATTTTAATTTATTAACAAAAATAAATGTTACCAATTTTGATGTGTATATAAAACCACAAGGACAAGTAACTTTTGATTATTATGGTAGTGATGTTTCATTAATACAAGTCAATACCAACGATACTTTAAGACTTGTTTTGACAAGTAGACCCGATGATACATTACCTTCTACATTCAATTATGCAATCAAATTGTTTGGTGTGAATTATGATGTTCCACCACAACCAAATCCAAATGGGAACCCCCACTCATGATTCACCATAAATGTCTTTTTTAGTTTGACATTTTTCTTTAATCAAATTTTCCAAAAATCTATACATCTTAATACCGTGTTTTTCACAGTATTTCTTTAAAATATCGTGTGACTCTATTGATATCTTCAAATTCTTTATTTTCTTTTCCATAGGTAGAATAAAGGCAGAAAATAATCTGCCCATATTATAAATAGATGGCGTAAAGTAAAGTTTTTCTTAAATCTGTTAATATTTATCTATAAAATAAATAAAACTGAATAACTAAAACAAAATGGCAGTATCAAATAAAGTATTCGTATCTCCTGGTGTATACACATCAGAGAGAGACCTTAGCTTCGTAGCTCAAAGTGTGGGGGTAACCACTCTTGGTCTTGTTGGGGAGACATTAACAGGTCCGGCTTTCGAACCAATCTTCATTACAAATTATAATGATTTTGAATCATATTTCGGTGGAACCATCCCCGAAAAATTTGTAAACACTCAAATCCCAAAATATGAGTTGGCTTATATAGCAAAATCATACCTTCAACAATCTAACCAATTGTTTGTAACAAGGGTATTGGGTTTATCTGGTTATGATGCGGGTCCATCTTGGTCAATCACAACAATTGCCAATGTTGACGGAAGTACTGTGGGTCTAAGTGTATCAACAGGTACAACATATACGGTTAACTTTACTGGAACAACAGGTGGAACTGCAATTACATATTCAACAACTTTCCCATCTATAATCCAAACAGGAAATACTTACACACAATATAATGGTGGTGTATCAACAATTAATGAACAATTATATAATCAAATCCAAACAATAATTAATAACTCAGGAACTACTTCAGGAGATTCTGCTTACATTTTTGGAACTGTTGCAGATTCTGATTATAATTCGTTATTAACACCATATACTGCACAGACAAACGTTTATAATGTATCAGGACTTTCTGTTTCAGATGCTGACTTTACATCACCAAGTGATGATACTTGGTATTACGCAAACTTTGATATTACAACAGCAGATGCTTATACAGGATATTCTTTCTATAACGTAGTGTCATCAATGACTAGTTTAGGTTCGGGTTCTTATTCAGGTACTGTCACAGGTAAAACTTATACATACTCAGGTACTGCATATGAAGGTTGGAATGATGTTGTTGTTGCGACTTTCCGTTCAAGAGGTGTTTCGTTGTTTACATCAGACTATCATGGTCCACAATATCAAATTACAGGAACAACTGATGTTATTATAGATAATTCAGGTTCTTATTCAGGAATTTCTCAAAACCCATTCGCACAATTTGCGATTTCAGGTTATACTGACAACGCTGAAACACCAGCTTCGTTCTCGTTTGTTGCGTCTATGAATAGTAACGACACAAATTATATTACAAAAGTATTTGGTATTTCTAACTTCGGTAAAAATAGAGTTGAAACACCATTGTTTGTTGAAGAACAATTCCAAACAATGTTGACTTATGGTTATAACAAAGGTTACATCAGAGGTATTAACTCATCGTTAATTAGTTTACCAGGTTTAAGAAACCCTGTAACTACAGGTACAATTGCTAACTACTTGGAACAATACCAATCACCTGAATCACCGTGGGTTGTATCTGAACTTAATGGTTCTACAGTTGAAAGATTGTTTAAGTTTTATTCAATTGCTGATGGTAATAGCGCAAACACTCAAATTAAAATTTCAATCCAAAATATTTCATTTAACAACTTAAGTTTTGACATTGCGGTTCGTGATTTCTTTGATACAGACGCAAATCCTGTTGTTATAGAAAAATATACAAATTGTACTATGGACCCAACAAACAATAACTATGTTGGTGTTAAAGTTGGTACTAGTGATGGTGAATACTCATTAAATTCTAAGTACATTATGTTGGAGATGAATACTGAGGCAAATCCTGAAAGTGTACCTTGTGGTTTTGAAGGATATGTTATTAGAACATACGGTTCGGCAACTTCTCCATTCCCAGTTTATAAAGTGGCATACAACTTCCCAGGTGAAGTAATTTATAACCCACCATTTGGTATTGTTACAAACCCACCATTCTCATTTACAGGTTTTGATAATAAAACAGTATCTGGTGGTGATAAAGTAAGAAGTACTTATTTGGGTATTTCATCACAAATTGGTTATGACCCATTATTCTTTGAATATAAAGGTAAACAAAAACCTCTTGATTTATGTGTTGAAGGTGATGCATTACCTTGGAATACTGTAACTAAAGGATTCCACATGGATTCAGGAGCGACAGTTGTAAATATTGCTTATGGTACTACTTCAGGAACACCAGCATTTGATTGTGGTGTGGCTTCATTCCAATCTGACCCTGAAACACCTGCAAATCCATACTTCCAAATTCAAGCAAGAAAATTCACATTACTATTACAAGGTGGATTCGATGGTTGGGACATTTATAACGAAAGTAGAACAAATACAGATAGGTTTATATTAGGTGGTAGTGGATACCAAGCGGGAGCTTGTCCAACCACAAGATACCCTAACGCAACTGGATGGGGAGCGTTCAAACCAATCGCTATCAGTAACTTTACAGATTTCTCAAATACTGACTACTACGCATACTTGTTAGGTATTAATACTTTCGCAAACCCTGAAGCGGTTAACATAAATGTATTTGCAACACCTGGTATTGATTATGTTAATAACTCAAACTTGGTTGAGGATTCAATTTCTATGGTAACATTTGATAGAGCGGATTCAATCTACATTTGTACAACACCTGATACAGCAATGTTTGTACCAGTAACAAATATAGCTGATTTCATCTACCCAACAGAAGCGGTTAATAACTTAGATAATACAGGAATTGATTCTAACTACACAGCAACTTATTACCCATGGATTTTGGTAAGAGATACTGTAAATAACACACAAATTTACATACCACCAACAAATGAAGTTTGTAGAAACTTAGCGTTGACTGATAACATTTCATTCCCATGGTTCGCAACTGCGGGTTACACAAGAGGTTTGGTAAATGCTGTTAAAGCACGTAAGAAACTTACACAAGAAGATAGAGATACTTTGTATCAAGGTAGAATTAACCCTATCGCAACTTTCTCAGATGTTGGAACTGTAATTTGGGGTAACAAAACATTACAAATTGCTGACACAGCACTTAACAGAATTAACGTAAGAAGATTGTTATTACAAGCTCGTAAGTTGATTTCAGCGGTGGCGGTAAGATTGTTGTTTGAACAAAACGATGCTAAAGTAAGACAAGACTTCTTGGATTCGGTTAACCCTATCTTGGATGCTATTAGAAGAGACAGAGGTTTATATGATTTCCGTGTTACTGTAAGTAATTCACCTGAAGATTTAGATAGAAATACTATGACAGGTAAGATTTACTTGAAACCAACAAAAGCGTTGGAATTCATTGACATTGAATTCTTAATCACTCCAACAGGAGCATCATTTGAAAATATTTAATATTTAAATGATTAGAAAAAAAATACTAAACCCAACATCATCATTACTTGAAGGTTTTGATGATGTTGGTACGCCTGACATGAAATATTACGCCTTTGATTGGGACGATAATATCATGATGATGCCAACAAAAATTATTCTTAAAGATGAAAATGATAATGAAGTTGGTATGTCTACAGAAGATTTTGCGGAATATAGAAGTGAAATCGGTGTAGAACCATTTGATTACAAAGGTAGTACAATAGTTGGATATGCTGACGAACCTTTTCGTAATTTTAGAACTGGTGGTGATAAACAATTTAAAATTGATGCCATGAAAGGTAAACCAGGTCCCGCTTGGTCTGATTTTGTGGAAGCAATCAACAATGGGTCAATTTTTTCAATAATCACCGCACGTGGACACAACCCCGAGACACTTAAAGACGCAATTTATAATTTGATTATTTCTGACCACATGGGTATTAATAAAGATTTATTAATTAAGAATCTTAGAAAATTCCGTGACCTTTCAAATATGGAAGACAAATCAGATGTGGAATTAATAAAAGACTATATGGATATGAACAAATATTATCCCGTTAGTTTTGGTACAGACGCAGGAGCCGCCAACCCCGAGGAATTAAAAGTTCAAGCAATGAAAGAATTTATTTCATATGTAAAAGGACAGGCTAAAGAATTGGGTAAAAAACTATATGTTAAAGATGATGTGAAAAATAAGTTTGTACCTAGTATTGGTTTTTCAGATGATGACTTAAAGAATGTAGAAGTAATGAAGAAGCATTTTGAAGATGAACCAGTTTTAAAGACTTATTCTACTGCTGGAGGAACTAAAACTAGATACTAAACGATGATAATTTTTAAAAAATTAAAGTAAATACAAAAATTTTCAAACAACGAGTATTTATAGATAAATAAACTAAAACAAAAAAACTAAAAAGAATATACCATGGCTGATTTATTAATGAAAATGCCGGTTCCTTACGAACCAAAAAGAGCGAACCGATTTATACTTAGGTTTGACACAACTTTAGGTATTAATGAATGGTTCGTAGAATCATCAGGAAGACCAAGTATTGATATTAACCCTGTTGAGATACAATTTTTGAACACTTCTACATATGTAGCGGGTAGATTCAAATGGAATCCAATCTCAGTTAAATTCCGTGACCCAATTGGTCCATCAGCAACACAAGCTCTTATGGAGTGGGTTCGTTTACACGCTGAATCAGTTACAGGTCGTATGGGATATGCTGCGGGTTATAAAAAGAATGTTGACCTTGAAATGTTGGACCCAACAGGTGTTGTTGTGGAAAAATGGATTCTTGAACAATGTATGATTACAAAATCTGCTTGGGATGGTGTATCATATAGTGATGACAAATTAGCAGGATTAGACGTTACATTACAAATGGACCGTTGTATCTTAGTTTACTAATTTTGTATTTTATTTTATATTGATAAATTAATTTAATACGGTATATTTAACACAGGGTCTATTCCCTGTGTTTTTTTTTATGGACGAAAATTTATTACAATACGCACAACAAGAATTTAATTTACCACACGATGTGGTAAGATTACCATCTGAAGGTAAATTCTACAAATCAAAGAAAAAATCTGTTAAAGTTGGTTATTTGACAGCTGCAGATGAGAATGTCATCATGGGGTCAAATACCGATGACATGATTATGACATTAGTTCGTTCAAAATTGTACGAACCAGATTTGAAACCTGATGAAATGTTAAATGGTGATATTGAAGCAATTTTAATATTTTTAAGAAATACTTCTTTTGGACCTGAATATAAAATCAGTATTAATGACCCTGAGACTGGTAAGAAATTTTCTGCCGATATATTGTTGGACGAATTGGATTTTAGAAAACCATCAACCGACCCAAATGAAGATGGTACTTTTGATGTAGTATTACCAAAGTCACAAGCATCTGTTAAATTAAAACCACTTATATATAAAGAAATTCAAGAACTTAATAAAGTGGCTGACTCATATCCGGCTGGAAGGGTTGCACCAAGAGTTACAATGAAACTTCAAAAACAAATTTTATCTGTTAATGGTGATACATCACCATCAACAATTATTAAATTTATTGAAGGATTACCAATTATGGATTCAAAATTCATTAGAAAATTTATTGATGAAAATGAACCAAGATTAGAATTAACCAAAACAGTTATAGCCCCGTCAGGAAACAAGGTAGATGTTGAAATCGCCTTTGGGGTGGAGTTTTTTCGGGTTTTCTTCTGATTATAGGAAACATCAATTAGACGAATTTTTTATTCTGAGTAGAGATTTACACATGTCTTGGACAGACTTTCAAAAAATGCCCACGTATGCTCGTAGGTATATTGTAGACAAATTAATAGAATCTTATCAAAAATAAGATTTATTCTATTTATTAGAATATGCAAGCGGCTCCACCACCAAATAATCAACCAAATAACTCCAATGCTGCCTCACAGGCTCAAGCGGTTATTAATGATTTTACGGCAACTATCAATAGGGGTTATGACAGTTGGTTATCTAGAACCAAAGTTTTAGAACAATCTTTTTCTGATTTTACGGCAAAAATGGCTGGCACTTTTGGTCAAACCCAAATGGCCATTAAAGGTTTGACTGTTGAATTGGCTGTTGCGACACCATTAGTTACAGGTTTAGGTGGAAGTTTAACAGATGTTCAAAATATTCAAAAAGGAATTGCCGACAGTTTAAATACAAATGTAATAACTCTTGGTGAAACTGTTGGTGATTTATACGCTGCGGGTCAGGCGGTTGGAATTGATTCGGGTCAAATTGGTGATATGGTTAAAGGATTCCAAGATGCGGGAATTCAAACAGGAAATATTAAAGAAAATATTCAACTATCCGTTGATATTGCAAGAAAAGTTGGTGTTAACACAAGTGCGGTATTTGGACTTGTTAGAGACAATTTAAGTAATATAAATAAATATGGTTTTGAAAATGGTGTTGCTGGTTTAGCTAAAATGTCGGCACAAGCGGCTTCATTACGTATTAATATGAATGAAATTTTTGGATTTGCTGAAAGGGTATTCAATCCTGAAGGTGCCGTTGAAATGGTTTCCGCTTTCCAAAGGTTAGGTGTTGCTGCTGGTGATTTAGCGGACCCATTTAGATTAATGTATTTGGCATCTGAAGATACTGAAGAACTACAGAATCAAGTTGCTAAAATGACTGAAAAGTTTACATACTTTGATGAAAAAACAAAATCATTTAAAGTATTCCCTAATGCCAAACGTGATTTACGAGAAATTGAAAAAGAAACGGGTATAGCATATAATGATTTGGTGAAAATGTCTGAAGGTCAACAAAAGTTGAACATGATTAGAAGCGAATTCAAAACAAATGCTATTGACGAAGAATCCAAACAATTTATTGCAAATGTTGCTCAATACAACAAAGATAAGGGTGGATTTACAGTTAAAGTTGGGGGAATGGATAAATTAGTTTCTGAAATTAATCCAGCCGACCTTGATGAGATAAAAAAATCGCAAGAAACCGTTACTGTTGAAGATTTGGCAAAGGCTCAATTAAATCAAACAGAATTACAAACCGCCGCTTTAAATAAGTTAGTTGATAGTCTTGCCGCTCCCGTAGCTGGTTCAAAAGCCCCAAGAGAACTTAGAGAATTTGGTCGAGCTGTTACACAAGTCGGAATGACGGCAACTGACAAAACCCTTGGAAACCAAAGAGGGGCAATATCATCTATTGATAAGTTTTATGATGAAACAGGTAAAAGTGTTATTGATTTATTAAAAGGAGAGGGAAGCCCAGCAAAAATTGCTGAAATTTTCAAAAATGCGGGTATGGATGTACAACAAAGTTTTTCTAATATAAAACAATCAATTACAAGTATTGATTTTAAATCGGCAATCCAACCATATGTAAGTTCGGGTAATAAAATTGCTGAAGCCGCTGATTTGGCAGTAAAAGGACTTACTAATTTAGCCACAAGAGCCACAGCATCGGGAACAATTCCAAATAGAATTGAAACCAACCAAGCACAATCACCAATTAATCAAACAATAAAAGTTGAGGATATTAATTATAAAGGAGCAATTGAAATTAAAGTTACAACACCAAATGGAAGTACTAGTAATTTAACTGACACCCAAGTTTATGATTTATTTAAAAACGAAACATTTATTAAACAAATTAATAAAATGATTAGTGATGGTAGTGTTAAGGGTCCATACAGTGCCGTTCCAAACAATACTAGATAAATTTAATAAAAAATAAAGGTGCTTCTATTTATAGATGATACAACAACATGCCAAGTCGTTTAACTTTTAGTGCTACGAAATTAAAAAGGGATGAGTTACTTTTAAGAAACTTAAGACCTTACAATAAACCAGGTGTTTATACACCTGTAGGTAGCCCTGGTGTTAATGAATATATCAGAAGTGATTATTCAGTTATTGATTCCCCTGACGCATTAATTGATAGTGACCCATTTGCAGATAAATTATATACTAATAATGTGTTTGGACCTTTGGGTGGATACAACAAAGACATTAGTGGTTTAATTAATACACAACAAACATTATCAAATCAAGGTCCTTATACTCAAACACCACCATATACCGAAGCGTTACAATTGTATTCAGTATCGTTTCAAAAAAGACAATACATTAAGAATGTTTATTCGCCAGGAAACCAATACACCTATTATGACATGGGTGATGTTATTAAGGTACAGAAAAACGCCACTTATTGGGACCCACCGAGTTTTAGACCATCATCATATTCACCATATTCTGTTCTATTAGAAAAAGACCCCTTAGGTGATAATGGTCCTGCTAGTGATGACTCACAACTTGCTCAAATGGGGGTTAAAGGGGCAAGACAAGCTTTCCAATATAGAGTTGACCAAAATGTTAGAACACAAACATTAGGTAGAGTTAATATATTAAATGGTGTTCAAGACCCCGTTAATTTATCTTTAATTTTAGCAGGTAAAAAACCGTTAATTTATAGAGATTGGAAAATTACATCAGGTGGTGGAAATATTATATCGCAAGGACAAGATATAGTCCAACGTATCGCTGGATTTACATTACCATTTTCTCCAATACCGGGAAGTTATTACGAAGCCCGTGATATCAACTCAACCCAATCGGCAATTAAGGCGGCTGGAAATGGAAAACGTGGTGGGTTATTTGGATTATTTGGTTCAAGACCAACATCACCATCACAAGTATTTTTAGATTATACAGGTTCAGGTCAAAGAGCTCAATTGACTCAGAACTTAGATATGAACAGATTCCGTCCACAATACAATACGGGTGGAACAGGAATTTTATCGGCCCTTGGAAATGCTATTACAGGGGCAATTGCTAACAACGCCAGTCAAGGAACTTATTATGTAGGTAGTCCTGAAAGGGAACCTGGATATTTAACATCACCTCCTGGCCAAGTACCTATTGACCCATTCGGAGCTCAAGTATTGGCACCTGTTTATGGTCCTGATGTTTTAGGAAAAGAATATGAAGGTGTTGATAAAGATTTTAAATTTGGTTTAGCGGGTAAACCATTTGTTGATGACGGTAGTATTGTTGGTGGTTTTAGTTGGGTAAGTCAAAAATGGGCACCAAACGCTGGTAGGTATCAAAAACCTGGTGGAGATTACGGAACACAAGACCCGGCATATCCATCAATATCAAATCAATTTACATCAACTGAATCAGTAAACTATGAATTCAAACCAGGTTCAATTTTAGATGACACTCAAAGATTAATTGATTCACAACCAAATTCAGGAGCCAGATTTGGACACGTAGGTAACGCAATTAGCCAAACATCAAAAGTTTTCTTTGATGGTTATAAAGAAATTACAAAAGGTTCTCAGATTGTTAGATATTCTGATGGACAAGCCAATGTGGGTATTGAATATTGTCGTGTTTTTACCAAAGATACACCATATTATACTTTTAACAATTTACAAAAGAAAGACGGAAATATTCGTAAGTTTTCATATTCCGTAATGGACTCTACATTTAACATTAATATTGCACCTGAAAAAGGGGGTGATAGTGTTGTTAATGGTAGGGTTAAGAAATACATGTTCTCAATTGAGAACTTGGCTTGGAGAACAGGATATAGAGCTGGATATAGAGTTGACGATTTACCGGCTTGTGAAAAAGGACCTAACGGTGGTAGAGTAATGTGGTTTCCACCATATGATTTATCATTTACTGAGGATACAAGACCATCATTTAACGAAACTACTTTCTTAGGTAGACCCGAACCAATTTATACCTATAAAAACACTTCTCGTAGTGGTACATTGAAATGGAAGATGATTGTTGACCATCCATCAATTTTGAATCTTATTGTTAATAAGGTGTTAGCAAATGAAGGTGATAGACAAAAAGTGGATTCTATTGTTGATTCGTTTTTTGCTGGTTGTAAAAAATATGATTTATATGAACTTGCTAAAATTTATAATACAGTTCCATTAACCGATTTACAAGCTTGGCAAGAAATAATTACCAATCCAAACGCAACTAACACAAATATTGTTGACGCTTCAAGAGCAACCAATACAGTACCTACAAACTCATTACAAGATGGGGGAACAACAGATGATGCCACAGGAAACCCAACATTAAACGAATATAATGGTTTTGGGTTTTATTTTGACAATGACATACCAAGCCCAACATCGGTGGCTTTCCAAACAACATATGCTAATTATACATCAGCATCTAATAAACAAGTATATAATAACAACTCAAAAGACAAACAAGTTACAACTCAATTTTTTGATGGTGTTATTGAAGAAAACTATACAAGATTAAAAGAAATGGCTCAAAAAATGTATAATATTTTGAGTCAAAAACAAGCTTCTAGTATTTTAGTTACTTTGGAGGCAAGTGCATCACCATCGTCATCTATTGATTATAATGATAAGTTGTCTGTTAGAAGAGGTGAATCTGTGGTTGAATTCTTTAAGACTTATAGTTTTGGTGCAAATAATAATTCGTTAGGTCAATTTATTGGTTCAACATTAGTATTCAATACTATTGCAAAAGGAGAAGTTGCAAGTGTAACCCCAAGAGGTAAACAAAGTTACAGTACTTACGATTGTAAAGACGAAGCTCTTAATACTGAAAAGTATACAACAAGAGCAATGGCTTGTAGAACTGTATTATTAAAAAATGTTGAAATTAAACCAATTGAAAAGAACTCAGAACCAAGCTCAACAGCCACTGAAAATAGTGCTGCAAACAACGCCGCTGGAAAACCAAACACAGGACAAAAACCAGGTCAAACCAATACTGTTGTAAATCAACAACCACAAAAAGATTTATATAAAGGAGCTTCTAAAAAACTATTAAGATACTTGTTAAATGAGTGTGATTATTTTGAAGTTTTAAAGGCGGAAAATCCATTTATTTATGATTCAATTAAAGAAAAAATAAAATATTTCCAACCAGCGTTTCACTCAACAACACCTGAAGGATTAAACTCACGTTTAACTTTCTTACAACAATGTATGAGACCTGGTGAAACAATTCCAACTATTGGAACCAATGGTGAAAAACTTTATAATGATGCGTTAAACACATCATTTGGGGCACCACCAATTATGGTTTTACGTATTGGTGATTTTTATAATACCAAAATTGTTCCAACATCTTTAAGTTTTTCATACGATAAGACATTTGATATGAACCCTGAAGGTATCGGTTTCCAACCTATGATTGTTGATGTCAATTTAAGTTTTAATTTTGTTGGTGGGTCAGGATTGGCAGCACCAATTGACACATTACAAAATGCATTATCATTCAACTATTACGCTAATACTGAGATGTATGATGAAAGAGCCGAAGCAACTGAAGATACAAGTAAACTTGATAAACAAATTATCCAAGCCTTAACTCAAAATCCACCAACTGTTGGTGTTGCCAACATTCAAAATGATAAAACAAATGATGGTGGAAATACTATTGGTGTTTCAACATTTACAGGTTTAACGGATAGTGGACAAACAGGAACTATTGAATATGCAACATTTACCAACAAATTTGTTGATAAAACTAAAGCGTATTATAATGGTGTTATGAATACCATGAATAGTGCGTTATTAAACTATAATTATGGTATGTTGGCAATATTAAATTATGGTGGTGATAACCAAGGATATAATACGGGTTCGTTTAATTCTTCAACACCAACAGATACCGCAATTTATGGTAAACCAATTAATACCCAAAAATATGTTGACGAAGCATTTAAAGCATTGTTAAAAGATGTTGACGATGATAACTTACCAATATTCACATCAGGTGAATTTACAAAATCTGTAATTACAACAGCTCAAAAAAGATTGTTCAAGAAAAACTATTCAAATTTTGTTAAAACTTACAGAAGTAGTTTTTTAAATACAATTACCTCTGATGTAAATACTTTAACAGAACTACAACAAGATTATGTTTATAATGTTGATAGAATGAATTTTGTTGCTAGTGGAACTACAACAGGACATGACGGTAAATTAAATGATAAAAATATTGCAATTATTTATATAACAACGGGTCAAACAGAAACTGTTAATGGAACTCCAATAGATACTTTAACATCCCTTAGAAATGATTATACTTCTATAGCAACTAATAACAATCAATTTTTAACTGATTTAACCGCAGCACAATTATATGTAACTAGTTCCTATAAACCAAATGAACCTGGCGTTTTTACACCACCAACAGGATATGAATTTTTATCAACACCAGAAAAAACAAGAGAATATTTACTAATGTCGAGAGCCTTAACAATTGAATCTATAAAAGATAATTTTTTAAACGCATTACAAGAAGGTTTAGATGTTTATACAAAATTTGCGGTTGAATCATATTATTTTTCAGGTCCAAATTCTTTATATGTAGAATGGCCAAAATTAAATCAAACAGGCCTTGCTTTAATGACAACATTTCAAACAAATAGTACTGGTAAAAATTATGTTGATTATACACCACCATTTGGTACAACACAAAAAAGAGTTGTTGATTTTAGTGAAGATAGTGCAGCATCTGAAGACCTTAAAAAACAATTACAAAATCTTTACGCAAATAAAAACGATAGTTCAAGCATAAACCCATATAACTTCAAGAAAAAATTTAATTAATGGATGCTTATTATAACCGATACCAACCATTTTTGATTAATGGTGAACAAACAGTAGTTCCATTTATTCCACTACAGTCAAAGTCATCAGACCAAAGATACATCTACAGAACAGGGTTTAGTAGGTTAGATAAAGTATCTCAACAATATTACGGAACACCTTTTTTTGGTTGGTTAATATTACAAGGTAATCCTGAATATGGTGGGTTGGAATGGAATATTCCAAATAATGCAATATTGACAATCCCATATCCACTTATATCTTCATTACAAGATTATAAAAATGGTTTAGATAACTATTTCTTCTATTATGGCAGATAATTTTGGTACAACGGACAATATCTACATTGAATCCGATTATGATAACATATTTTTAATTGACCCAAACAAGGTTGAAAATAGTCTTGGTCAACCAATGGATAGACCAATCCATCATGAAGACCTTGTTATGTATGCAAACTTGGAAGCAAAAATGTTACCAAGAACAAAATTAGCCGTTGGTTCCGCACTAACAGATGCTGTACAAACAACACCAATTGCTTCTATTAATTTTTTAAGACCTGGTGGGAAAACAACACTAAATAACAATTATCTAAATGAAATTACGGGTTTAAATACTGTTGATGGTAAAGGTACTAATCAACCAAGTAAAACCAATGTACAACAACAAAACAAAAGTGATGATTTTTATATTAAACAAAACACAATTAACAGTGAAGACACTGGTTTATTAGGTATTGAAAGTATAAGAGTTAAGAATACAAGAAGTTTAACACCAACTGTTGAAATTGTGTTGATTGATGTTCAAGGTAGAGCCTTATTTGAAAAAGGTGAAAATTCTGAATACGCTTGTTTTTTTAATTTACCATATCCAACATTTTATTTAACATTAAAAGGGTTTTATGGTAAAGCAATAAGATACCAACTTATTTTAACAAACTTTTCAGCTGCGTTTGAGGGTAATACGGGAAACTACAGAATTAATTTAAAATTTTATTCTTACAAATATACAATTTTAGCAGAAACACAAGTTGGTGCTTTGTTTGCAGTACCATTCATGTATACAACGGATTATAGAATTAATAACACCGCTCCTAATTCGCCTGGTGTAAACGCCGCTCAAGTATCTAACGGAAATCCTGATGTTACAACATCTTCTGTGAGGGTAACGAAGGGTGGACAAACCATTAGAGATGTATACAAACGATACAAAGCTTTGGGTTTAATTTCTCCAAACCTTCCAGAACTTTCATTTCCTGAATTAAAAGCAAGGTTAGAAGCGTTAGAAAAAAACTTACAACAAAGTTTTGGACAAACTGATTTTACACCACTTTCTGATTGTGATACATATTTTAAATTATTAACAAGTCTAAGAGATAATGTGTTATCACCTAATGATGACACAAGTTGGTTTAAAAAATACATTGACCAAGAAAAAATATTTGTATTAAAACCTAGTGCTGTTGGTGGTAAGAATGGTGTACTTACTTACATTTATAATAATAACACTAGAGCTAGTTTACAATTACAAGTTAATGCATATTCCCAATTAAAACAATTAGTAGATGGGTATAAAGTTGATTTAGCTAAAAATAAAACACTAAGTGACCCTGGAACATTTACAATTGATGGTAAAAAACAAACATCAAAGGTAACTAAAATTAATAATTTAAACATACAACCAACAATTGTACCATCTGCAATACAACCACCATATGTTGCGACAGGTTTTTCTGTTGGAGAAATTAGGGGACTTCTTAGTTCTAACAGAGTCGTAAATAATTTAGTTAATTCTAGTTCTGATTTAGTTGGTTCGGATTCTGTTAGAAAAAGTTTAACTGATTTTAATATTGATTGGGCGGAAACATTTAAAATTAGATACAAAAGAGAGGCTCTTTCTCCTGAAGAAATTAATGAATTAGCAATTAAAGAATCAATATTTTTTCAACCATTTCCTGATAATACTGACGGTACTAGTATTCCACCAACGTATAATTTTGTTTTTGATGGACCTGGCAATTTTTCAGATATTATAGACAAAACATTTGAAGATTTATCTGGTCAAAAAGAAAAAATTGTTCTCGCTTTAAATGAATTTTTATCCAAAAAAATTGAAGGTAACGATGGTTTAGGATTTAAACCAACCATGAGAAATATTATGGCAATGATATTTGCGTCTGTTGAAGCTTTTTATAGATTAATGGATGATGTTCATAGTCAAGCTTGGAGTCAAAGGTTAAACCCAATCAGAAAAAATGCGGTGTTTGATAATACAAAATCTTCTGTTAGTACAGACAGTAAAAACTTAGTACAACAAACCGACCAAAACGCTTTAAAAGATATTCCCGTATATCCTTGGCCACAATATTTTGTTGAAACAAACAATGCTGATGGTGAAAGATTTGAGTTAAGGTATCCTGGTGACCCATCAGAAATATCAAGAACAAGAGGAAACAATTATGAAGTTTGGCCTGAAGTTCAATTTGTTGAAGAATATATGAAAGGATTGGCTCAAAGAGCTAGTATTGATTTGGGTCCAAATGGTAGTAATAATGAAGCCAATGTTATAAGTAGAATTACTGTAAACGGTATTGAATTCCCAACAACAAATATACCGTATAGTGATTATGATAGTGTTAAATTTATTTATGAAATTTACGAAAGAGTGTTATTAGCGTCATATTGGGATAGATTATCCACATCAGGTGCAAAACAATTATCAATATATAACACATTGTCTGATTTAGAAGTTTCAAATATAAGAACAGCTCTTAACTCAACAAGTCCAAGCTTAACTAAAATATTAAAAAACTTTGCTTTAACACCACAAAACTTCCCATTAATTCTTAGAAGTATTTCAAATGATGGGACGGGTTCTAGTTGGCAACAATTTATTAGAGGTGAATTTACTTCTGAGTATTTAAGAACAATTACGGAAAATGATTATGCGATTTTAAATGATTCGTTTATTAAATCAAAACCAACTACAAATAAGAATGTTCAGTCGTTAACAAATTTATCAAACTATATTAAATCAACATCATCAACACAAACAAACATAATGGATGTATATCCATTTGTTATTACTGATTGGCAAAATGAAAACTTAGCTGGTGTAAAAACATCTAAAGGTAATGTTTTTGATACCACAAAAAGTTTATTTTTAAATGATACCCAAAGATATATCACCAATTATGAAAGTGCTGATAGTTTAAACAACAATAGACCTTTTGTTAATAATTGTTTCCTTCAAACATTATCAACACCCAAACCAATATTATCCGTTGGTGGGTCGGGAAATATTACAGGAACTCCACCAACAGGAACTTTAGCCGCCTTTAACCAATTTTATAAAGACAGACGTTTAAATAATAGTTTCTTAGTAACTGAAGGACCAATAAATTACCAAGCCAAAACTGGAAACGTTGATGCCTTACAAACAACATCAATGTTGAATACCCCCTTCTTTATTAATGCCTTACAAGATGGTATTAATAAAGATAGAAACAATACAAATACAACACCATATGTTTTACCAGCATATTTGTTTTTAAATTCATTACCACTTGCTACATTAAGAGAGAAATATAAAAACATTACAACAGAAGATTCTACACCTTTAGATTATATATTTACTACTTTAACAAAATTTGGTGGTGTACATAAATTACCATATTCTTGGATTATAAAATATGGTTCTATTTGGCACCGTTACAAAACATATGTTGAAACAAATGTAGATATTTTGGATTCTGTTTGGAAAAATGTGAATGTTGCAAATCTTTATGACCCCGATGGTTCATCATTACAGAAACAATATACATTTACATCAATTAATGAAAATTATAATATTGTTGCTCAAGATACCATATCACAACCATCACTAACTTTAAAACAAGTACAAATGAATCTTGGATTTTATCCAAAGATGATTAATGACACATATTTTTTAGTTACTGGTCAAGAACTGTTAACGGGATATACAGATACAGATATACAAACCGCAATTAATCAAGGATTAGTTGTGGGGGCTATACCAAATGCTCAAATATCAACACAAAACGGATATAGTTCAACACCAAATCAAGTGTTGAAGTTTAACAATTTTTTTACAACATTTGAAACACAAAACTCACCAAAATTCAATTCAAGCCAACAATATAAAACTTTGTTGATGCCAAGTTTTGGTACTACATATAACCAAGTTATTGGTGAATGTTTTACGGAAACAATAACAGGATTAACACAAACACAAGAAGTTCAAAATAACAAGGCGGTGTTTAATGGTTCTGTTAGAACATTTTGGGCGGCACCAAATTTTGGATACTTTGAATTATCAAGTATTACAAAACCAAGTCCAAATGAATACATGAAAGAAGTTTATCCAAATTTGGAAATACAGGATGTGGTTAAATTTGGCCAGACGTATTCTAAGATTGATGATGTTTTTGGAACGTTTAAAACAGAAATTTTAGATTCGTTTGAAATTGAATTTTTAAATTTCTGTAAATCGTTTACGGATTTAACATCTGAAGATTTGGCAAACTCAAGTTATGCCAATAGAAACTTTCAAGGATTGATGTCACAAATGTTGTTAGTTCCAACAGTTACATTAACAGATACTCCGGACAAATATGTTGTTGATTGTGGAAATGCTCAATTAACACAAGCCAATACGGTAATACAATCTTTTGTGAATTATGATATTGTTTTTAAATACGGAAATCCAAGTAATTTTAATAGACGTGTCTTTGGTACATTTACAACTTTGAATACTACAAACTATAATAAAGTTGTTGACCCTTATCCATATAACGCATATGTTCAAAACAGTGTTCCTGTTACAAACGGAGCTGTAACACAAATAACCTTAGCACAGTCAAAAGCGGCATATCCAAACGCTTGGATTGCTATGGAAACGTATATTGGATTTGCAACAACAACAGGATTAACATACTCAAATTCAGGAAGTTATTATACTGACTTTTTCCCAACATTAAACGTAGAGTTTACTGAAGGAAATGTTAAAAACTTTGCACCACTTATCAAAATTTTTGGAACTCAAAAATCATTAAATAATGGTGTATATACAAGGGCGGATTTTACAACGGCAATAAATGATTTTTATACAAATAATGATGAGTATCTGAATTATGTTTTGGGTCAATTAATGTTTACGTTACAAAAAGAATTACCTGATTATACACAGACAACTGAAAAACCAATATTATCTGCAATTGACGGTATGCAACCCAAAATAGAACTTTGGGAAACATTTAAATCTTTTAACGACAAGTGGATTGCTGGAAGTGAATTTAAAGATAGAACATTATATCAAGATGTTATGTTTTTAGATAGGGCGAATAGAGATATTGGAGATAAAGTATTAGTTGATGTTTTTAAATTAAAAGATTTCTTTTCAGGAACCACATCACTTGATGCAAGAATTATTGATTTTGTAAGTAGGATTATTGCTGACAACCAATTCCAAATGATGCCATTACCGGCATATATGAATTTTTGGGGGGCGGGAGAAATTACTCAAGGAAATGCACCTAGACCTGAAAAATCTAATGATTTGGCAAACTCGTTATTTGGTACTTTTTTAGATGTTGATTACCGAGAGTCACAACCAAAATTTGTATGTTATTATGCAGGAAAACCAAGTGAGCATTTAGATATGAGAGAAAATGCCGATTACAGATGGAGAACGGATGCGTTTGATTTATCAAGAGCTTCAGATAACCCATTAGTTTCAGAACAAAAAAGTACAAAAACAGATTGGGCACAATCAAATAAAGTTGTTGGATTTAATGTTGATTTTGGAATTAGAAACCAAAGTGTCTTTTATAGTATTCAACTTGACCAAAATAATGCTGCGGCAACAACAGAAGCTAACCGAGTTATCACTGACATGGGTAACCAAGCTGGTGGTAGAAGAACAAACACTCAAAACGTTAGTTTGTATAATTTATATAAAAATAGAAGTTATGAGTGTAGGGTGGAGTCAATGGGAAATGCGATGATTCAACCTACAATGTATTTTAACTTAAGAAATGTACCAATGTTTAGAGGACCATATATGATTCAATCTGTTGAACATACAATTAGTGCTGGAGACTTTAAAACATTTTTTAGTGGTGTTAGGATGCCAATTTATTCATTACCATTAATAACAAAACAATTAGTTTCAATTAATGCTAATTTATTGGGACAATTAGTTCAGATATTAAAAAGACAAAAAGAAACTGAAGTCGCTTCAACACAACCAACAATAAATGTTATTACTATTGGTAATGGTATTCAGACTAATGTTGTGTATTCTTCAGCATTTCCATCACAATGTCAAGCAGATATGTTATCAACAAATCCTAAATATCAAAACTTTCTTGGAATTGAAAATACACAACAATCAATATCATTTGCTGATTTAGCAAAAATAATTAGAGATAATACTACTTTAGGTCCAGCAAGAGCTATGATTTTATATACTGCGTATGTCAATGGTCACGATGACAATTCTGTATATACATACAATTATGATTTAGGTAACACACTATTAGGTGGTGGTAGTTTCCCACAACAAATTAGTTATGGTGGAAGAGAAAAATATTTCCAAAAACAATTTGGTTGTAAAGTTAATCAAAATGGGTATGGACAACCAACTGCGGTATTTACAACAACTACATCTGGTGAATCATTTACAAATTCAGTTAAATTTATTAATGACTATTACGTTAATGAACAAGTTTTATCTAAAAGTTTGTTATTTGCACCATTAGTAACAACTGGAAATACCGGTTCATTAGTTTGGAATACAAAAAAAGATTACATTGATAATATGATATCAATATGGACTAAATATTGGCCACAAAATAGATTTCAAACAGATGAACAATGGAATAAATGGGTTGATTCAAATAAAAACATGTACGACACTTTTAAAAAGGAGGCTGAAAATGTGGTTGAATTATTAGCCAAATATAAACTTGTTAATTTTAAATGATATTTATTAAGAAACTATAGTTATGAATATTAAACAACATTTAGACAATTATCTTGGTAAAAACACAAGATACACAGAAAAAAATGCCGGAAATGGATTTACCGAAGTATGTGATTTAGATACTGGTAATTGCTATACAGTTAGAGACAGAGATGGTCTTATTGAAAGAGTTGATAACACAATAAGAACAAATAAAAGAGTTCAAGTTGAAACACCACAAGGTGTTAAACAATTATTAAATGGTTAAGAAAATGGCGATTGATAAAAAAATTATTGAAGAAATTAAAAGACACAATTCTATTAATAAGTATATTGTAGAACAAGATGCTTTGGGTGATTTACCCACACCACCTGCGGACCCGGCAGCACCTGTTGACCCAGCAGCGGCTCCTGCGGCAGCACCTGGTGGAGACCCAACATTATCGGCACCACCAGCGGCTCCTGAAGTTATTGATACAACAACTGACACTGAAGTTGAAAAAATTGATGGTGATGGTAAAAGTGAAGAAAGTGAAAGTAGTTCTGAGGAATTGGATATTACTGATTTAGTTAATTCACAAAAGAATGTTGAAAGCAAACAACAAGAATATTTTGACATGATGTTCAAACAAATTGAAGGATTACAAACCAAGTTAAATGCTATGGATGATGTGTTTAACAAATTGAATTCAATGGAAGAAAAGATTGAACAGTACAGACCAAAAACAGCGCAAGAAAAATTAGAATTGAGAAGTCTTGATAGTGGACCATTCAACCAAAAACTTTCAAGTTTTTTTGATGACAAACAAGATGATATGCAAAAATCAGGAAAGAATGAATATGTATTAACTTCAGATGAGGTTGAAGACATTGTACCTTCAGATATTAAAAAATCGTTTGATATGTATGGTGCAGAACCAACAGGAACATCTTTTAAAATGAATTGATTTTTAATAACTTTTTACTATATTAAAGGGGTCACGTTGTGGCCCTTTTTTATTTGGCGAAACAATTTGACGAACGGAAAAAAAACAACTATAATTTATAAACAAACAATCTAATTAAACAAAAAACATGATGAGTTCACTTGACGCAGTACTTTCACAGTACGAAAAAAACACACAGTCTTTCGGAGACTCTAACCGAATGTCCCAAGAGGAAAGAATGAAAAAGTATTTTGCTTGTATTCTTCCACAAGGGCAATCTCAAGGACAACGTAGAGTACGTATCCTTCCTACACCCGATGGTTCTTCACCTTTCAAAGAGGTTTGGTACCATGAATTACAAGTGGGTGGTAAATGGCAAAAATTCTATGACCCAGGTAAAAATGACAATGAGCGTTCACCTTTGAATGAGGTTCACGATGAGTTGATGTCTACCGGCAAAGAGTCAGACAAAGAATTGGCTAAACAATACAAATCTCGTAAATTTTACATCGTAAAGGTTATTGACCGTGATGCTGAAGACGAAGGTGTAAAGTTTTGGCGTTTCAAACACAATTACAAGAATGATGGTATTCTTGACAAAATTATTCCAATTTGGAGACAGAAAGGTGATGTAACTGATTCACAAAAAGGTAGAGACCTTATTGTACAGTTGGTTAAATCTAAAACTCCTGGTGGAAAAGATTACACAACAATCCAAACTATTATGCACGATGACCCAGCACCTCTTCACGAGACCGCTAAGGTTATGGAAGAGTGGTTGGCGGATGAGTTGACATGGAATGATGTTTACTCTAAGAAACCTGTAGAATATTTGGAAGCAATCTCTCGTGGTGAAGAACCTCGTTGGGATAGTGAAACAGGTAAATACTTGTATAGTGATTCAGGAGATATGATGATGGGTGGTTCTAAATCAGCACCTGCGGCTCCTGCAGACCCACAATTATTTGACGAACCTGCTGAGGACTTACCGTTCTAATAAAACAAAACATCATGTATGGTATCTTGTATGGAACCATACATGATTAATTTATAACACACATGGCAATCAAGAAAAACGATTTTAATTCAGTAAAGAAGAAATTCTCAACTTCGGCGAAGTATAAACCACAAAGATACTTTGACTTGGGTAAAGATTTCTTGGACGCTGTAGGACTACCAGGACCCGCCATAGGACACTTGAACATGTTCTTGGGTCACTCTGATACAGGTAAGACAACGGGTCTCGTAAAAGCGGCCGTATCGGCTCAGAAACAAAATATTCTTCCCGTGTTCATTATTACCGAACAGAAGTGGAGTTTTGAACACGCAAGACTTATGGGTTTTGATTGTGACGAAGTGGTTGACCCCGAAACAGGTGAGTTGGATTGGGATGGATTTTTTATTTTCAACAACAACTTTTCTTACATTGAACAAATTACGGATTATATTAATAGTTTGTTGGATGCTCAAGAAAAAGGTGAATTGGAATATGATTTATTATTCCTTTGGGATTCTGTAGGTTCGGTTCCTTGTAAGATGACTTACGAAGGTAAAGGTGGTAAACAACACAACGCCGCGGTTCTTGCCGACAAAATTGGTATGGGTATCAACCAACGTATTTCAGGTTCTCGTAAATCTGATTCAAAATACGAAAACAGTTTAGTTATTGTTAACCAACCTTGGGTTGAACTTCCTGACAATCCATTTGGACAACCAAAGATTAAAGCAAAAGGTGGTGAGGCGATTTGGTTAAACTCATCTTTGGTATTCTTGTTTGGTAATCAAAAAGGTGCGGGAACAAACAAAATTTCTGCAACAAAAGACAAAAGAACTGTTAAGTTTGCAATCCGTACTAAAGTTTCTGTTATGAAAAACCACATCAATGGTTTGGGTTATGAGGATGGAAAAATCATCGTAACACCACACGGATTCTTGGCAGGAAAAGATGCTGCGGAAGAGAAAGTATCTATTGAACAATACAAGAAAGAAAACGCTGAGTATTGGAAAGAAATTATTGGGGCTGACGGAGATTTCAGCTTGTTTGAGGAAAAAGAAAGTGAAACAGTATAAACAATAAATTGTGAAGACACTCTTAGTAGATGGTGATAACCTATTTAAAATCGGATTCCATGGGGTCAGAGACCTCTTCGTGGAAGGAAACCATATCGGGGGTGTCTTTCATTTTATCAATACCCTCAGAAAACAAATTGATGAACACAACTACGACAAAATTATTGTCTTTTGGGACGGTGACGACAACTCTGCCGTTAGACGTAAATTATATCCTAACTACAAGTTAAACCGTAGACAGAGTATGAACGAGTTTAAACTTGAGTCATACCATATCCAAAAAGAAAGAGTAAAAGAATACCTTGAAGAATGTTTTGTTCGTCAGGTAAGAGCAACTGAATGTGAGGCGGATGATTTAATAGCCTACTATTGTCAGATTGCGAAAGAAGAATCAAAAACAATATTATCGGCAGATAAAGATTACTTCCAACTGATTGATAAACATACATCAATCTACTCACCAATTTCCAAAGTCACATTTAAAAATGGTGATAAAGTTAAATTTGGTGATACTGAATTTCCACACTATAACGTATTGACTCTTAAGATATTAACTGGTGATAAATCAGATAACATTAGTGGTATATTAAGGTTGGGTGAAAAGACCATTGTGAAATACTTTCCTGAGATACTTGATTCTATGGTAACTTTTAACCATATTTTAACAAAGGCTGAAGAACTTTTAGAACAAGACAAAAAAAACACAACTTTAAAAAATATTGTAAGTGGAAAAACAAAAGACGGAGAATTCGGAGAATCATTCTACCAAACAAACAAAAAAATCGTGGACTTACAAAATCCACTTATTTCTGACGAAGGTAGGGTACTTGTTGAACAATATTATGCCGACACTTTAGACCCTGAAGGTAGGGGTTACAAAAATCTAATTCGTATGATGACAGAAGATGGATTCTTCAAATATCTCGGTAAGAGTGATGATGAATTTATAAAATTTATACGACCTTTGATGAAATTGACAAGAAAAGAAAAAAGACAACACAAACAACAAATAGAAAAATAAAAAAATTATGAAAGAAACAGATGTAATTAAAATGGAGTTCTTGATTACCTTGAACAACAACATCGTAATCCAACGTTACTTTAACGTAAGAGATTACAATCCACAAGCTCGCAGTTCTATGGAATTGTATCAGTATTTAAAAGACTTTGTAGACGGGTTTGAGTACGGCCAAAAGATGCGTTCGGTTGTATACCTTTTGGAGAACAAAGACGAAATTTTGGAGAACCCAAGTATCTTGCAAACGTCAAATACTGAGGGTCCAGAAACATTTAACTTTTTAATAAAGGTAGGAGAACAGACAATTTGTCATAGAATTTTGGACGCTAAATTGTTCCCACCTAAAATAAGATACACCGTAGACATACGCCAGCAAGTAAAAAGTGTATTGAAGGACTTAACTGACATTTTTTCAGACGAAAAATTTGTTACAAGTTATATGACTTATAGCTTAATCTAATAGTATTTATCAAAACTAACAAGGGAATTTTAATTATGTCAAACAAGAATTTTGAGTATCTAGGTAACACGTTTCAACTACAATTATTAAATCAGATTATCTTAGATAAGGACTTCTCACATTCTATCATTGATGTAATTGAACCCTCACACTTTGAAAACAAATATTTCAAAACACTTCTCCAATTGGTGAAGGAGTACTATGTAAAATACGATTGTACTCCATCATACGAAACACTTTCACAAATGGTGAAAAGTGAGTTTCCACAAGAGTTGATGTTGAAAATTCTAAACGACACTATCAAACAGATACAAACTGCGTCTACTGAAGGAGCATCGTTTGTACAAGAAAAATCATTGAAGTTCTGTAAACAACAAGAGCTTCAAAAGGCAATCACCAAATCACAAAAAATACTTGATAGTGGAGAATTTGAAAACTATGACAAACTTGAAGAACTCGTAAGAAGTGCTCTCCAAGTAGGAGAAAATGGAAACAAGATTGAAGATGTTTTCCAAAACTTGGAAGATGTTTTGAACGAAGATTTCCGTCATCCAATTCCAATGGGAATTACTGGCATTGATAAGTTATTAAAAGGTGGATTGGCAAAAGGTGAATTGGGTGTAATCTTGGCACCAACTGGTGTAGGAAAAACTACAGTCCTTTCAAAAATTGCTAACTCAGCATTTAATAATGGTTACAATGTTCTTCAGTTATTTTTTGAGGACAACCCAAAAGTAATCCAACGTAAACACTTCACAATGTGGACAGGTATACCACCTGATGAACTCCCATTACACCGTGAAGAAGTTCTTGAAAAAGCACGTCAGGTCAAAGAAGAAATGACCAACAAATTGTTCTTGAAAAAACTACCTTCAGACCAATTTACAATGACTCAAATTAAGAACATGATTAGAAAGATGGTTGCTGATGGACACAAGATTGATATGATTGTTTTAGATTATATTGATTGTATTGTACCTGACAGAAATATGGGTGATGAGTGGAAAAGTGAGGGTTCCGTTATGAGAGGTTACGAAGCTATGTGTCATGAACTTGGCGTAGTGGGATGGACCGCAACACAGGGTAACAGAAGCTCTATATCTTCTGAGGTTGTAACCACCGACCAAATGGGTGGTTCTATTAAAAAGGCACAAGTTGGACACGTTATCATTTCCGTGGCTAAAACTTTACAACAAAAAGAAATGAATTTAGCAACCATCGCAATTACCAAGTCTCGTGTGGGTAAAGATGGGGTTATCTTTGAAAACTGTAAGTTCAACAACGAATTGTTGGAAATTGATACTGAAAGTTCTGTTACCTTCTTAGGATTTGAAGAAAAGAAAGAAGAGAAAAACAGAGATAGAATCAAAGAACTTATGGAGAAAAGAAAAGAGCGAGTACAACAACCAAATAACTTTAATTAATAAAAAAAAATAGTATTTTAAATAAAATGGACGCATCACAAAAGATATTGTCGGACCTAACGGTTCACATGAAGTATTCAAAATTTATTCCTGAGTTGGAAAGAAGAGAAACTTGGGAAGAGCTTGTAACAAGAAACATGAATATGCACATTAAGAAATACCCCCACATTGCAAGTGAGATTGTGGACGTGTATCATTATGTGTATACTAAAAAAGTATTACCTTCAATGAGGTCAATGCAATTTGGTGGTAAACCAATTGAGATTTCTCCAAACAGAATCTACAACTGTGCTTACCTTCCTATTGACCACTTGGACGCATTTTCAGAAACAATGTTCTTGTTATTAGGTGGAACTGGAGTAGGATATTCAGTTCAAAAACATCACGTAGAAAAACTTCCTGAAATTAGAAAACCTAACCCAAATAGAACAAGAAGATTCTTGGTTGGGGATTCTATTGAAGGATGGGCTGATGCAATTAAAGTGTTAATGAAATCTTACTTTGGTGAGCATTTGTCAACACCTGAGTTTGATTTTTCAGACGTTAGACCAAAGGGGGCACAACTTGTAACATCAGGTGGTAAGGCACCGGGTCCTCAACCTTTGAAAGATTGTATTCACAAATTGAAAGGTATGTTGGACGCAAAAGAAGATGGTCAAAAATTATCATCAATTGAAGTTCACGATATGATATGTCACATTGCAGACGCAGTTCTTGCTGGTGGTATTCGTAGGGCGGCTTTGATTTCTTTATTCTCAGCTGATGACAACGAGATGATTGCTTGTAAATCAGGTTCTTGGTGGGAAACAAATCCACAAAGAGGTAGGGCTAACAATTCAGCGGCTTTGGTTAGACATAAAATTACAAAAGATTTCTTCATGGACTTGTGGAAAAGGGTTGAAGCATCAGGAGCAGGTGAACCTGGAATCTATTTCACCAATGATAAAGATTGGGGTACTAATCCATGTTGTGAGATAGCATTGAGACCAAACCAATTCTGTAACTTATGTGAGGTAAATGTTTCTGACATTGAATCACAAGAAGATTTGAATAACCGTGTTAAAGCGGCGACTTTCATTGGAACACTTCAAGCAGGTTATACTGATTTCCATTACTTGAGAGACGTATGGAAACGTACAACTGAAAAGGAAGCGTTGATTGGTGTATCTATGACAGGTATCGGTTCAGGTGTTGTATTGGGTTATAACATGAAAGAAGCGGCTAAACTTGTTAAAGAAGAAAACGCAAGAGTTGCTGAGTTGATTGGTATTAACAAGTCGGCTCGTACAACTACCGTAAAACCAGCAGGGACAACATCTTTGACATTGGGAACATCTTCAGGTATCCACGCATGGCACAACGATTATTACCTTCGTAGAATCCGTGTTGGTAAGAACGAAGCAATTTACCAATACTTGGCAATGTATCACCCTGAGTTGGTTGAAGATGAATTCTTCCGTCCACACGACACGGCAGTTATTTCAGTTCCACAAAAATCTCCTGAAGGAGCAATTTTGAGAACAGAATCTCCATTCCAATTGTTGGACCGTGTTAAGAAAATCACACAAGAGTGGGTAAGACCTGGTCACAGAACTGGTTCAAACACACACAACGTATCAGCAACAATCAGTTTGAAAAACGAAGATTGGGAATTGGCAGGTGAGTGGATGTGGGAAAACCGTGACTTCTACAATGGTTTATCTGTATTACCTCACGATGGCGGAAGTTACATTCAAGCACCATTTGAAGACTGTACAAAAGAAGAATATGAAAGATTATTCGCTAAACTTCACACAATTGACTTATCAAAAGTTGTTGAATTACAAGACAACACAGATTTGAGTGGTGAATTGGCTTGTGCTGGTGGAGCTTGTGAAATCAAGTAATATTAATAATAACGATAAAAATGGAGGGGAGAAGGTAATACTTCTCCCTTCTTCATTTTATATTGAAGATGGAAAATATGTCTTTACCGAAGAATTTCATTTGGAAAGAGGTTCTTGTTGTGGTTCAGGTTGTAGACATTGTCCTTATTTTCCTAAATACAAAAAAGGAAATACAACTATATTTATAGATAATGGCTGATGGTAAAACATATGGATTAACTTTTCCTTTCGTAGAATCGTATAATGGTAAGTATTTGGACCTTTCAGATTACCCTGCGGAAGAAATTAGGAGTAATTTGATTCACTTGTTATTAACAAGAAAAGGTACAAGATATTTTTTACCTGATTTTGGTACTGGATTGTTGGAATACATTTTTGAACCTTTGGATGGACCAACTTTTAAAAACATTGAATCTGAAATAAGAGATTCTGTTGAGAAATTTATGCCTCAACTACAATTAACAAATATTAATATATCTGCACCAACTGGTGAAGCGGCTGGAGCAACTGTAACAACAGCAGGAAATGTTATTAATCCACAACTACAAATGACAAATCAAGATGTTACTGAGTATACAGCTACGGTAAGAATTGATTATTCTATAACTAATGACGTTTTTAATTCAAAAGATTTTATAATACTTAATATTTAACATAAATGGCTCAAAGAAGAATATCATATACCGTAAGGGATTTCCAAGCAATTCGTCAGGAATTAATTAATTACACAAAAACTTATTATCCAGAATTGATTGATAACTTCAATGATGCTTCAGTTTTTTCTGTATTCTTGGATTTAAACGCAGCCGTAGCCGACAATTTACATTATCATATAGATAGAAGTATTCAAGAAACAGTTCTTCAATATGCACAACAACGTTCATCAATCTATAACATTGCAAGAACGTATGGATTAAAAATTCCTGGTCAAAGACCATCTGTAGCTTTGGTTGATTTTTCAATTACAGTTCCGGCATTTGGTGATAAAGAAGATGAAAGATATTTGGGAACATTAAGACGTGGAAGTCAAGTTCAAGGTTCAGGTCAAGTATTTGAAACAATATATGATATTGATTTCGCATCACCATTTAATGCTGATGGTATACCAAATAGATTAAAGATACCAAATTTTGATGCCAACAACAACTTAATAAACTACACAATCACTAAAAGAGAAACTGTAGTAAATGGTATTACAAAGGTATTCAAAAGAGTTATAACTCCAAATGATGTTAGACCTTTCTTTGAATTTTTCTTACCTGAAAAAAATGTTTTAGGAGTCACATCAATAATTCAAAGAGATGGTACATCTTATTCTAACGTACCAACGGCACAAGAATTTTTAGGTGTGCAAGGTAGATGGTATGAAGTATCGGCACTTGCTGAAGATAGAGTTTTTATTGAGGACCCTACAAAACCATCAGATGACCCAGCAATTAAAGTTGGAAGATATATACAAACACAAGATAGATTTATTACAGAATACACACCTGAAGGTTTTATAAAACTTACTTTTGGTGGAGGAACAAATACTGCTGAAGACCAACTTAGAGAGTTTACAGCACTTGATGTACCGTTAAAGATTCAAAGATACCAAAACAATTCAATGTCATTGGGTAATGCTCCACAAGCAAATACAACAATGTTTATACAATATAGAATTGGTGGTGGACAAGGTACAAACTTAGGTGTTAATGTTATTACACAAATTGGTTCTGTTGATTTCTTTGTTAATGGACCTTCTGATATTATAAATAATTCTGTAATTAATTCATTAGCTTGTAATAACGTAACGGCCGCGATTGGTGGAGCAGGATATCCATCAACTGAAGAAGTTAGAAATTATGTAACGTTTAACTTTGCAGCACAAAACAGAGCGGTTACAATACATGACTACGAAGCGATTATAAGAAATATGCCGGGTCAATTTGGAGCACCTGCCAAAGTATCTATTACTGAAAACAATAATAAAATTAATATCAATGTATTATCATATGATGCTACAGGTAATTTAACATCTGAAGTTTCACAAACTATGAAGAAAAATTTGGCGGAATATTTGTCAAATTATAGAATGATTAATGATTATGTTGTTATTGGAAGTGCAGAAGTAATTGATTTGGCGTTAGACATTTCAGTTGTTTTAGATGCTACACAAAACCAAGGAGTTGTTATTTCAAACATTGTGGATAGAGTCACCACATTCTTTAGTCCTACTGTAAGAGGTTTGGGTGAAAATATTGTATTATCTGAATTGAATAGAATATTACAAGCAGAAAATGGTGTATTAAGTGTTACTGACATTTCAGTATTTAACAAAGTTGGTGGTCAATATAGTTCGGCACAAACAGCAATGCCTTATTCAGATGCGGCAACAAAGAAAATTTCTTTAGTGGACAACACAATATTTGCAGAACCAAATCAGATTTACCAAGTCCATTTCCCAACTAAAGATATTACGGTAAGAGTTAAAAATTACCAGACAACAAACTTCTCTTGATAATTTATTTTATTCATTCTTTAACTACTATTATAAAATAGTGTATAAACTATTTATGATAGAAAGTAAAAGGAATGTCCAAAACTTATAGAATACGTACAGAAGTTGGTGTTGATAGACAAGTCAATATAGAATTAGAACAAGATTTTGACCAGTTAGAGATACTTTCTTTAAAAGTCAGAAGTGAAGATGTCTACACAAGAATGTGTGCAGACTATGGTGTAATTGTAGGTCGTGTTCTTGCCAATGGTGGATACGGTGTTCCAAATGTAAGAGTTTCTGTTTTTATTCCAATAACAGATGAAGATTTAAATGATGAAATAATTTATGATTTATATCCTTACCGAAGTCTTAATGATGTAAACGCTGATGGATATAGATATAATCTATTACCTTATGAGCAACAACATACAGGTCATATCCCAACAGGAACATTCCCAAGTAAAAATGATATTTTAACAAACCCAGCGTTGATTGAGGTTTATGACAAGTATTATAAATTCACTGTTAAATCAAATGGTAGTGGTGACTATATGATAATGGGTGTTCCAATCGGAACGTATACTGTTGTTATGGATATGGATTTGTCTGACATCGGACCATTCTCATTATCACCACAAGATTTAATCAGAATGGGTAGAGCAACCGCAGACCAATTTGACGGTGTGAACTTTAAAAGTTCAACTAACTTATTTGAACTACCACAAATCGTAACTTTAAACCAAAGTGTAAATGTACAACCATTTTGGGGACAACCAGAAATTTGTCAAATTGATATAACAAGAACTGATTTTGATTTACGTCAATCAGGTATTAATATATCTCCAACAGCCATGTTTATGGGTTCTTTGATTACAAATAGTAAAGATTATGCTTTACCAAAGAATTGTAAACCACCACAAGATTTAGGAAGTCTTTGTTCATTAGAAACCGCACCTGGAGAAATCATTGGTGTCAGACAAACCATTTTTCAAGACACCCAAGGTAGACCTATATTAGAACAAGCTCAATTTCCACAAGGGGCAAAAACAATTGATAGTGATGGAACATGGTTATTAGAAGTTCCAATGAATTTGGATTATGTAACCACTAATGAATTTGGTGAACAAGTTTTAAGTCCTGACCCAAAAATTGGTATACCAACTAGAGGAAAATATAGATTTAAAATAAAATATTCACAACCAGCCAACTTTGCAAAGGATGAAGTTAGACGAGCATATTATTTAGTACCAAATATTAAAGAATATGGTTGGGGTACTGCTGACCCATACAATGACCCAATTTATAAACCTGACAGTAATGTGGGTTATCAAGAGTTAATAGGTTCTTATTATTTTGGTTTAGATTGGAGTGGATATACTAACGCACAAGATGCTATTGATTGTAAAGATACATTCTATGAGTTTCAATATAATAAAGTCTATACGGTATCACAATTAATTGATGAATATAAAAAAGGTACTAATAGAAAAAAGTTTATTGGTATTAAAGAAATTACTAATACTGAATGTGAAAGTGAAAATAATAGATTTCCGGCCACAGATGGGTTAAGACAAAATTTTAGTATAATACCAACCTTAGTGACGTATTTGTTATATACAGCATCATTAACAATTATGATTTTATTACCTATTGTCCATGTGTTAGCATTAATATGGCCAATTATAAGTGTATTATTAAAAGTTGTGTTTGGAACAATTTTGACAATTGTTTCAGTTATTTGTAAAGCGATTAATAAACTGCGTGGTGCTGATAATCAAATAAATTGCCCAAAACCATACAATTTTCAAAATCTTTTTAAAGAATTAACAAATCCATTTAGTAAAATAACATTACCAAATTTAACATATCCTGAATGTCAGTTTTGTGAATGTAAACAAGAACCTGTACCACAAGACAATGATGAGTTAACAGCAATTCAAGAAGCCGCGGCACAAAATTCATTATCATTAAATGCCGATTTTTTTGTGTATGACAATTGGAATCCAAATCAATCTAATGTAACAGAACACCAAGAAGTTTTTGCGGGTAAAGGATTTAATACTGAAAGTGTTAGAGTCCCAATTAGAAAAAATGATAATAATGATTTTGATTTTATTGATAAATTACCACCATGGGAAATTATCAACAAGTATAATTTAAAATCAAAATATTTTGATACTGACCCCTACGCTGGTTCAAACAGAATTAAAGTACAAGTAGAACCAAAGTACAATTCAAATACAAATCACTTTGATAATATCATGGCGGTATTTGTTGACCCAGATGTTCAAAATACTTTTATTTCGGGGCAACTATTATCTTTCCAAGAGTTGACCAAATCAACTGACCCAAATACAAGTGGTGCGACTTCAACACCTGAAACAGGGATAACAGGAACAACAAACGTTGGTAAAAGTGTAACGATGACATTTGCCAATCCAACATCACCAAATTTATCAAATAGTACTGTAACATATAATTTCCCGACAGTACCAAATGAAACTAAATCTTACAAGTTCCCAACGGACATTGAATATTTCCAAGTTATTACTGGTGTTACTTATAATGATTTTGTATCTCAAAACGCGGCATATGCTAAAGGAACTACAACTTGTAACTACCTTAATTATACTGTAACGAATCAAACTAAAAATCCAATCACAATTAATTATACGGATTACAATGGAACTTCACAAACAGCAACAATTGGTATTGTTGTGGACCAAGACACAAATACAACTTATGGTGCGACCGAAGATATATGTGCGTGTGAAAATAGTTTAAGCTCAACAAAAAAATTCAGTATAGATAATATAAATTCTTGTTCAGTTCCAGCACCTGCTGGTTCGGTCTTACCAGGAAATTTATTAAGTCAATTATACCAAAAAATTGAACTTTTTAGAAATGATGGTAAAGACGGTCATGATTTTTACGATTCATATATTGGACAATGGATTGGTGGTGAAATTAGTTTAGTCTTTATGGTTAGGGGTGTTGACCCACACAGTGGACGTAAATCAATCAAATATGATTTATCAAGAATTTTTGGTTATAGTAGTTATGGTAGAAAAGTTATTAGTGGTGACTTTTACATGAACGTTCCCGTTCAACAAGGGTTAAAGACCGTAAGAAACGCAGAATTAACAAATAACTTACAATCCAATTCAAATGGATATTTGTATTTTAACTCTTTCCAATACACCGCTGGTACTCAATACAGTGCTTATACCACTACACTTCAAAACTATTATTCATCGTTGGATATGAACCAAGTTGATGATTATCCAATTAACAACGACAATCCTGATAGTTTATTAACAAGTGATATGGTGTACAATGGTGGAAGTGGACAGTTAGTTGCAAATAGTAGTACTGAGGGTTATATACAAGGTGAATATATTGAAGGTGGTTCGTTTATATGGGCAGAAAAGGCTAAGAAAATTAAAAAAGACAATAACGGTAATGACAACAATGATACAAGACCGTGGCTTTATTTTGCACCATCTTGGGCAAGATATGCTCCTGCTAAGATGGTTGTTTATAAAGATAAAATGGTTATGAGGTCAGATAGATTACCAGTAGGTACTATATTTGATGGCAGTGCTAATAACTATTTTGCTTGGCAAGCATCAAACGCATTACCTTATACCTTTGTCGATGATAATGGTACATCTAATACCCAACTTGTTGTACCATCATTTGATTTTAGTGACCCAACAGAAAATCCTGATTTAGTAACAGGTGCGACATTTAATGCTATCGCCAATTCATTTACCTGTAATGGTATGGTTGATTTGTCTTGTTATCAAGGTGACGGTAGAAATTTTACTGCATTACCCGCAACCAATGAATGTAATACTAATACTAAAAAGGGAGATAAAGTTGTTGTTAAGGGTTGTTACATATTAGTAAACAAACCAATTGGTACCCTCTTTGGTAGGAACAATGATTATTCATTAATTATAGAATGGATTGGAAGACTTAGATTAATGATTGCAGTATGTCAAGGAACTTTTTCACATACGTTTGTAAACTCTTGGATAAATGGAACATTGTTTGCGTTCCCATTCCAAAATGCTGTTAGATTTAATGCTAAGAATGAGCCAATTGTTAGAACAGTTGTTTTAAATAAAGCCTTTTATAATTTTTGTGCCGATACAATAGTGTACGAACCACAATCTAATAATTTTTATTATCGTTCAAGTCCATGGGATGGTCAAAATTTTATAGGTCAATACCCACCATCAGGACTATTTAATTCACCAGTGAATGATAGAAACTTATTATACCCAACTACAATTATGGATTTGGGTCCAAAATTTATTTGGAGTAAAGATGTAAACAAAAGTCCAAATTACTTTGGATATCAAATGGATAGGTTCAATGCAACATCTTGGAACAATGTGTCTGATTTATTGCAATTATTTATAATATCAAGAATATCAAACTCTAACCTATTAAAATCAACCAAAACAGGTTTAGACACATCAATTTCTGCATTTTTCAGTAGACCCCAATTAAGGGTTGATGGTGATTATGCTCAGATGTTACAAATCAATTCACAGTATGGTATTGTACCATATACTGCGGATAATTATTTTGATGACCCTGCAACAACAACTGACAATGTTGTTTATGTGTCTGTTGATAATCAAAAAAATTCGGTATTTGGTATTTTTTATAGTGGGTATACTGAAGAAAGGGATTTAATATCACCACGTAGAATAGACAGAACATTTACTGGAAATACATTAATTGCCGATTATTTAGGAACCAAATCACAAGAAGTTCCATTTTATAGATGGTCAAATACAGCATATATTGATGGTCAACCGTCCATTTTTGGTAACGAGGAAAACAATTGGTATACAGAAGGTAATGCTTACAAAGAAAAATATCAAAATTTAGATAGAATGTTAAACCCAATGTTCATTGGAGGAAACAATCAAATTCAAAACAGAAAAGGTTACATTTACCAAACAAATAGTTTGGGACAATATTCCCAATCACCGGCACTTGGTAATAATAATGAAACTATAACAAGTGCACCATGGTATTTTTATTTCGGTTTAAAGAAAGGTTCGTCTGCCATGGATAAATTTACAAAATTATATATTAAATCAGAAGAATGAGCGAAAGTAATTACATAGTAGTTAAACCTGATTTGAGGTATAAGTCGGCACCCGATGCAGATTTATCTTTTGTAACAGAATTAAATCAAACACAATCACAAGTAATTGATTATGATAGAACTGTTAATGTTAATTTAGCAACATTGTTTGATGCTGAAAGGCAAAAATCTGTATTGTTTAGACCAACAGTTAAGTTATCATATATCTACGAAAATAACTTGGTAGGTTATAGTAATTACAAACCGTATAGAGATAATTTATATTATATTAATCCCGAGTTGTCTGTAATCAATGGGATATGGAGTGGATTACCAACATATCAAGAATTTGAATTTATTAGAACAGATGTGGAATCAACCCAATTAAATTTTGTTGCAAAAAGTGCGTCAACATATAATTGGAATGTTGTTTTATCCTATCCATATGAAAATGACTATACGGTACCAATGCAATATTACTTTTCAAATGGTCAGTCATTAACACCATGGGTATCAGGGGATGGAATACCATTTAAAATATCTCAAGGAACTGAAAATGGAACACCGTTAATTCAGTTTACTTGCCCTGTTCCACACGGGTTATCTGTTAATGAATATGTTGAATTGTCATTTAATTATAGTGGTGTTAACACATTCCAAGTTTCTTATTTGGGTGATAATACAATTGGTTCAGATGAATATATTTTTAGTATATACAATGTTGGATTTACGGGTTCAACATTTAATAGTGGTAATCAAGGATTCTTTAAACGAATCATAGACATTAATAATTCTGGTGAAACAAAATCAAAATATTATGTTAGATTACATAAGATTATTAGTAATCCACATGATTCAATCATTACAAGAAACGGATTTGAATTGAATCCATTTAGTGATGGTTCATTTTATCAATTTTCTTCATTAACACCAAACAATGTTGGAAGGGTTGTTAATTATCAAAGCTCAAACACATATAATATTACCATGGCTCGTGATTTGGAAGTTACAAATCAAGTTGATAATAATAAAAAACCTTTAACACAAGTGTTTGCAACATTTCAAAACGTTGGATACTTTGGTTGGTTCAATCAATTAAGAAGAGGTTGGGGATTTAATATGGTGCCAAAGACAACAAACCCGTGGTGGGCAACAACAAATCCAACATCATTAGAAAATAACACAACATCAGGATACACAAAAACACAAAATGGTGTTCCTTATAATTTTACGGTTAATCTACCAAGATATAGTGGGGATACAATGTATGGTGATTGGTGTGAGTGGAATGAAAGTAATCAATCAGAAAGGGTTATTTCAAACTACATGAATAAAATGACCTATTACCAAAAAGCGTTTGATATTGCACCTACCGCATCTACAAACCCAAGTGGGTTTTATTACCAAGTTCATTATCCAATTACCTTGAAAGTGTTTTCAGATTATATTGAAACTGCTGAACAAAGTGGAACTGAAGGAATTCCATATTGGGCTTACTTCAGTAATAACAACAAATTATGGTTTTGGAGAGATATTTACGAATATGGGTATATTGACAATTTAGGTAGAGGTGTTGATTATCCATACTTGAATACTGCCCACTACCCATTCCAAGATATTACTTTCAGATTATATCCTGAAGGTGCGTCATTTGACATAACAGATTTGTACCAAATTGTACCAGACCCGATAATAGATGGATGCGAATAAGATAAGAGTGTTGTTTAATAACCAACCCAAAGATTTGGTTATACCTCTTCAACAAGAGTGGGACTTCTATGGTCAGCAACAAGCCATTGAACAATACGAGTCAACCATTATTGAAAAAATATTAAATCAAGGGGATGATTACGAAGTTAATAGGTTTGACCATCAGTTATATGATGGAACAAAAAGTTCTTTAAACTATGATTTTTATTTAAACAATCCCGTGTTTGCGGTTAACAATTTTTGGGAAAATTCTTACTTAGCAAAATTTACTGCTGACCAAGTATATTATTACAGTCCATCATTTACAAAATCTTTTTGGAAAATAGATTTTTATGATAGTCCAACTACAAGAACACAAAAATCTTATTTTACTACAATATTACCAGTACAACAAGGAAAGTTTCAACCAACAGTTTTAAATAATACAACAGCGGTTACAATTAAAAGACCAAGTTATCAATTAGATTATATTGGTGATAAAGAAGGGTTTTTTCTTTATTGGTTGAAATCAAGACAATTCTTGAATATCAATACTTTTTATATGACGGCCAAGTTCTTTGATGGTAATACAGGACAGTTTATAAAAATGATGAAAGCACCTCAAAGTTCTTTACCAAATTATTATGATTTTCCATCTGAAGAATATTTTTACTACAAAGTAGATTTAGATTATGTAACACAAACATATCAAGTGTTTGATTACCCAAGAGGGGTACGAGCCGGAACAGTTTCAAATCCGATAAAATGGTATGAATACGTAAACCCATAATGGATACACAAGTAATGAATATCAGGGTATCACCCGAAGTCTTGAATACAATCATTCATGATGTTACTTACTCAGGTGAGACATTTGGGGTGTATTCATCTATGACTCAAACTTTAACAAGTGGTGTTAACAACACATCAAGTTTAACAGGTCTTACAGTTCCAATTCTTTTAACACAAAATACAATTGATTTGGGTTATTACTCTGTATTTGATGGTGCAATTTCACAAATAAATGTTGTAAACAATTTTATATTTTCATCCACAACAGGAAATCCATTTACTTGGTATGTTTATAATACCGCAGATGTTGAGTTTAATGCCTACCTTCAGTTATCAACATATTTTTTAGATTGGGGTGATGGAACACCATTACAACCAATTAATACGTACGCACCTAATTCTATTGTTCACACGTATAATACAAACCCAAGTGAATATACAATTACATTATCACAAAATAATCCTTGGGGAAACACAACGGTATCTAAAAATATTCAAACACCATATGTTGAAGTTCCTGATTTTAATCCAAGTGGAACTGCATACTTTACACCAAATGTTGGTTCTTGGAGTGCAACACCAATATCGTACAACTATATTTTTACTGGTGACAGTGTTAATTTAGTTGAAGACCAAGTTTCATCGGCATATGTTTCAGTACCATTTACTGTTAGTGGATATACCGACTCAAGAATTAATGACTTGGCATTTTATGGTACACCAAAATTTAAATTATTGGTACCTGTTCAAAAGAATAATGTTGATTATGGTATTATTACTGAAATTAATTTAGTTTATACAGCAT